GCCTTCTCCGATATAGCTCTCGAAGAATACCGCGTAGCTCCACAATTGCGGAATTGCAATCTCGTTGATCCGTCCGGCCATCACTTGCGCCGCAAGGCGGCAAGCCTCAACCCTATCGGATCTCGAACTTCGCCGCTTCGCCATCATTCGCTCCATTCGAACCGGACGGTTCTTTCCTGCGGCGCATCGGCGCCAGCCTGTTCGATCAGCACGTTTAGCACCTGAAGAGGCTTCGGGTAGTATTTGCTCGGGAAGAACCCGTAGCGTCGCATGTCCAGCGCCAGCCGACGATAGTCCTCGGGATGCAGCGCGGCGCGCGCCGGTCGCTTGCCGGCGTTCGCTTCGGCCTCCTGGATGCGAAGCATGACGCGCTCACGCGAAGCAGTGGGGAGGGTGAGGATCACGTAATCTCTCTACCGCACGTAGCGCACCGCCAGCAGATCTTGCCTTCACGATTTCTGTCGATGTGACCGCCACATAGCTGAAACCGACACATGAACCATCGAATCATTCTAGCCCCTGCATCTTGCGTTCAATCGGCCCGCTTCATGTCTTCGGCCTTCTTCCTGTCCTCGACAGCTACTTGCGCCGCACCGAGAAACCGATGCCAGTAAGGACAAATGCCCGAGTCGCTCGGTTTCGGTAAAACATAACCAATCTCAAACCTCTGCAATCCACCTCTGTAAACCAGCGCGTCTGGATCTCCGTAGCGCGCCGCCATCAGCCGCGCCAAGCGTTCAGTCTCATCCATCATTTCACCCTCCCTATTCCAGACCTTGAAGTTCGCGCCACGTCGGTTCTTTCTCGATCGGCTCGTCAGCCCGAGCGAGAAAACGATACACCAGGCTATTGAGCCCGTGCGTCGCCAGTTCGGTGTCGCCACGCTCGGCCGCCATGACCGTGTCATAGGTCAGCCCCTGCGAGATCATCTCTTTTCTGATCCACGACATCCATGCGAGATTGGCGAGACCGAGCGCGAAGACACGATCGTCCTTCTTGTCCTCGTCGGTGGACTCAGGTGCTCCGATGTCGTCGTTGTCGACCACGACATTTTTCATCTCGTTCAGCAGCGCCATCGAACGGATGTCGAGTTCGCGGCTGACGTACGAGCCTTTCAGCTTGTAAAGCATTTCCTGCTTGTAGCGCCACGTCGTTTCGTAATTCGCCGCAAAGCCGGAGCCGAACGAGTCTTCCCTGTGGTGCAGGAACCAGCGCGCGTTGGCCGCTGCGTCCTGCCAACCGCGCTGCTCGGTGCGCGCGACGTTCATCTCGGCGCCGAGAAGCTGACGGAGATGATCGAACTCAGCCATCACGAGCCGCCCCGGCCCGGTCAGTTCGACGTTTATCATGCAGTCTCGGTAAGCGGCGCAGATATGGAAAGCCACCCAGGCGGCGTGTCGAGCCTCAACCTCAGACGACCTATATTCTGCAACCTGCACAACGCGATCAGCAAAGCACCGTAGCACGACAATGGCGCTTCCATCCTTATGCTCATTTCGCCCGTAGGCTGGATCAAAACCAATCGCATATTTGGCTCCGTCCACAGGCTCTTCCCAAACCTTGAGTTCGACGTCATCGACACTGTCGATCTCCGGGTCCAGAGCCATCATCTTGAAGCTGTAGAAATCGCCGTCGACCTGATAGCGATAACCCTTGAAGATCGGCGGATCGTCCAGCAGCGCCTTCAAGTCGCTGTCGATGACGCGCGTCTGGAAGAAGCTGTAGCCGGACATGACGAACGCTTCCTGTTCGTCCCACGGCTGATTCTGATCGAGCAGACCCTGCTCGGCGCCGGCGTCGGTGCGCTTCCAGCGATGCCACGCAAGCTGCTCGGGCGTGATCTTCCAGCCGTACGCCTGCCGCACCAGTTCGATCTTGCCCTTCTCTTCGGGGTTCGGCGGGTAGAGACCGAACTGGTTGAAGCGCGCGTCCTTGCGCTCGATCCGGTTCTTGTCGCCGCTCCACCAACCGATGAAGAAGCTGCGCTCGGTGAGCGAGTTCTTGCCGGCGACCCAGCGGGCTCGCCAATGGTTGTAGCCTTTCGCCGTGGATTCACGCACGAACAGCCGATGCGGATTGGACTGAGCGAAGCCTTCTTCAAGAGACTTCAAGCCCTCAACGTCACCGTAGGAGGCCAATTCCGTGAGATGGGCGAAGGCGTAGCCCTGACCTTCACCCCAGGCGATCGCTTTCTTCTTCGTGCCGGCCACCAGCAGATCGAGCCGAGATCCGTTGCTAAACTGGAGCATCTGCCGGTTCGACCGGGTGATCGAGAATTTCCCGCCGAAATAACCATCGGGGAACGAGTTGATGTAACCCTCGATCATCGCGCGGTTGAGTTCGCGATTCTTCTCGGTGTCGGTGACGAGACAGCCGATGATGCCGGGGTGCATGGCCGGCCAGAACACGTCCACCAGCGCGACCGACAGGGTCGTGACGCCGAGCTGTCGGCTCTTGAGAATGTTGAAGCTGTGGATGCCGCTATCGAGGCCGTTGCCTATCTCCTCCAGGAACCGGCGCTGGCTGACCCAGATGCTGAGCGGAACGCCGTGCTGATCGATCGAGACTTCTTCCTTCGACTTGATCCTGAGATCAGCCGCGAAAGTCTCGAACGCCTTCAGCCACTTCGACGCCTTGAGGGCCATCAGCCTGCAACCGCATGATCGGTTCTTGTAAAAGTATCTTTCAATACGAACGGGCGCATCTCAATCTGCGCCGCTTGAGGATGCGATAACCAATCCCCGACTTCGGAATAGAACATACCTGAACAGTCCGAATCGTGCAGCCACCAAACACGACCACCGAAAAACGTCACGCTGCGACCGTCCGGCGGCACCGGCCAGAGCCAAACTTCACGCCAAGATTTCACCGGCATCAGCGACGACGCCTTGATGATCGCCGGGGCGACAAACAAAGTCGCCATGCCTTGCAAAAAACGACGGCGTGGGATGAGAAGTTCAGACATCAGCTTGCCTCAAACGCCGCGATGGCGAGCCGGCGAAGCTCCTTCGCGATCTTCATCGCCTCGACCGCCGTCAGATAGACAAGACCATCAAATCTTCCGCGACGAAGGTCCACACGCACGTTTAACGTGTCGCCCGTAAGCTGAAACACCAGCAACGCGACATTTATAGACTTGTCTTCAGACGCGACGCCGGTGCTGTCCTCGTTGGTAAAAACGGTGTGTCCGTTCGACATCAGCGCAGCCCCTGATCCTCGCGCCAGTCCTTGACGGCCTGCTTCTCGAACTTCGTCATGCTGGCCTTCTTGGTGGCTGCGACCTCGGCCGCGTGGATGCGCGCGACGGCTTGATCGTCTCTTTCCGGCTCGGGCTCGTGCTGGCTCCGCCAGATCGTCGCCGCAACCATCTGAAGGCGCTCGACGAACGAATCGAATTCCTCGCGGGTCTCCGCCTCGAAGCCGACCTCGAACACATCGCCCTTGATCCGCATTCCGAGATTGCTCATTTCAACGCCTCGTCGTCCGAGTAGAGCATATTTCCTTCAGCGTCGAAGATCTGAACGAAATATGCTCCGTCGCCGCACTTCGTTTCGACGTCTTCGTATTTGGCGCCGGCGACGTATTCGAAGAACAATTCTCGGTTGCAGTCACACGAACAATTTCCGTCTCGCCAATCATAGTCCATGGACGAACGCTTTTCGGTCGTTTTCCAGATACGTGTCACGTTGTCGGAGTTTCGTCGAATGTGCACGAGCACCTCAACATCGTCGCTGCCAAGAACTGCGAGATTGCTCATTTCACCGGCTCCGGCAGCGCCTGGGAGATAATCTCGCGCGCCGCCGCCGTCGGCGTCTGCGCTTTCGCCACGGCATGTTCGCGTAGCCGGTGCAACAGGTCGTCGGACATCGGCACCGTCAGCTTGGCGACCAGCGCGTCCGGCTTTCGTTTGTAGATGCGGGCCAAGTTCCATCCTTCCGATCAACGAGAAGCCGCAACGCAGGGAGTGTACGCGCGTCAAGGCCCTCGCGCTCACGTCGCGCGACGGTACGAGGAGGCAAACGTCGCTGGACGGATTACTTTTTCTTGCCGAGCTTCGCCAAGGCTTTGACGTTGTTCTTCGTCATCGGCTTCTTCGGGTCGACGCCCTTGCCCTTGGCCTTCGTGTCATTGGCCTCTTTGGCCTTCATCATCTTCGCGGACTTCGCCATGCGGGTTCTCCGGTCAAAACGCCGGAGACGCCCGGCGAGCGCCTTGTTATGTCACAGGATGCTCATAACCTTAAGGCAGAAATCCCGCATCGGCTGATGAGCCTCGACGCCGTCAGCGTCCATCGCCGGGAAGTGCTCGTCGACCGCCGCTCTCAGCTTGGCCTTGAAGTCCTGGTTCTGCGCAACCGGCGGCGGATAGACCTTCGCAGCCGTCCCAACTCCGGCGACGGACTGAGTCGCATCAACAGGACGGCCAGCCACAGCGCCGCCCTCAAAAAGATCATGATCGTCGGCCATCTGGGGTCTCCTCGATTTGTGTGCTCAGCATGTCATAGGATCGGATGGCGTGTCAAGGCGCTTTCCGCAAACCACGCATCCAAGTGCATCTCCCAGTCAGAAGACTTTTCATCGCGAACAAGTAGCGCCTTGACGTGCGCGAGAAGGTTCTTGCTGACGACCGGGTCGTCGCTCAAGTCCTCAATGCGAAGACAGAGATTCCGATTTGGGTCGCCGTCGCCGTCGCTCTCACGAGATGCAAGACCCCAAGCCGCGTCGGCTACGATCTTGATGACGTATTCAATATCTTCGTCGGTCACGCCGCCCTCGCCAGTCTGTAAATCGCGCTCTCCGACAGCCGGTAATGTTTGGCCGTCTTCACCCGGCCGTCCCGCTCCAGCATCGCCTTCACCTCCTGCTTGTCGATATGACCCGTCACGCACGGTCGGCCGCATTTCTCGTACTTGCCCGCCGCGTGAGCCGCCGCGATTCCGACGGCCTGGCGCTCGGCCGTAAGGCTGCGCTCGAACTCGGCGAACACCCCGAGCATCCCAAGGAACGCATTCCCCGAAGCGGTCGTGGTGTCGATGGGCTGCTGCGTGGCTTTGAGAACCACGCCGCGCTTCGTCAGATCGCGCACCGTCACCGCGAGATCGGCGAGGCTACGAGCGAATCGGTCGATACGCACGACCCACAATTCGTCGCCGCGCTTCAAATCCCAGAGAAGCTTGACGAACTCATCGCGATTATGAATCGAGCCGCCGCTGACCTTCTCGGACCTGATGTCGCCGCAGCCGGCCTTCGTCAGATCGGCGATTTGGATCTCAAGGCTCTGGTCCTGGGTGGAGACACGAGCGTAGCCGTAGCGCATTTTAGACCCTCCATTTATCAGAAAGGTCTAAAGCATTTTGACGGAAAAGTCAATCAGAAAGATCGAAACTTCCGTTCCTTCGCCGGCTTCGGCTTCGGATGCTCACGCCGATCCAGATAGGCGCAATAGGAGATCAGCGCGATGAGCGTGACGAACATAGCCGCTTCGGCCATCTCACGCTCCTATCGAATTTGCAGCGTTACACCGCACGTACCGTGTATGCTTTCTTTTATGTTCACCACGCCGTAAGAAAGCAGCACGACCGGATCGAGCGGCGTCGCTGCGCACGCCGAGTCGATCGCTTTCTGCAACGGAATAGAGACGTCGTCGCCAGGCTTGTAACCCGGCGAGAGAAAATCGTTCAGATCGACTACGTCCGCTCTAACCGCAGTCGCGAAGAGCAAAAACGTTGCGGCAATCTTCAACATCTCACGCTCCTGTCCAGTAATCGTCGGAGGATAACACCTTCGCCAGCACCTCACCAGGCGTCGGAATCGGCTCAGCCTCCTGGATCAGACCAAAATAGAGATTGGCCGCTGTCTTCAGATCGGCGCGCAGCCGGCCATTCTCAATCTGAAGCGCCTCGATCACACCGAGCCGGAAATTGGCGGTAGCTTCGTGATCGACGATTGGGATGTGCCGCTGCTTCGTTCCGCCGTTGGTGAACTTGACTTCGACACTGGATGGCTTGGCCCAGTCGGACAGCGCAACGCCCTGCGCCGTGTCGAGATCGCGAAACGTATTTTCGAAATGGGTGAGATCGACGTAATTCATCGCATCCTCCGTTGACACCATCCGATCAGATGACATGCTTTTGGAGCGCCGTCAAACGAAAACGCCGCCCCGGTGCGATGCGGGACGGCGTTTTCAGCGGCGGGCCTAGGCCTCCAGTTATTCCCCAACTTGGGAGGCTCCACGGGACGTTTTCACGTTTCGCTGCATTTCAGCAGCTCGTCAGCCGTATGAGCGTCGGGCTAGATGCTTCCATGTCAACCCACCAGGGAAGCCCACGGACCTCTCGAATAGCCCCGGCGCCGCTCGGCGTCAAGCCGTCGGAGCGGGGGAGGTTCCCGGTCAGCCTTCGTAGCCCGGTCTGGGGCCGACGCTCATAACGACAGGCGGATGTACCGTGCCGAGAATGCCGAGATAGATTGGCGCTCCCTCCACGATCCGCGCCACCTCGGCCGGCGTCGGAAACCATGCTGAGAACATCGTCGGCCCGGCGGTAGTTTGCTCATCTCGAACCGTCAGGCCAACACAAGCGCCGTCTCGTTCGCTGTCCCAGTCTAGGGGAGCGCCAAGAGTCCGCGTAGCATTCTGAATACGTCCGCTCAGCATAGCCGTATCTCCCGCTAAGGCCCGGTTTTGCTGGGCTGTGGGACACCTTATAGGCTTTCAGGGCGGATAACAAGATGTACGGCGGTCATTTCTACGGGGCGCAGAAAGCCGAGCCCCTTCCAGTCGTAGGCCCCGAACCCCATCGCCTCGCCGAAACCGCGCCGTGCCAGCGCCAGGCGACGAGCCGCTAAGCCTATATGTATCAACGGCTTAGCATCGTCACAAAGGTACTCCTTTTTGACGGTAACAAGACGTCACTACATATAGTGGGTCGAAATGGCTTGATTGGCTCGCCTGGCGAGGCTGCAAGCTGGCGTAGAGGCGCAGCGGCTGGACGGTTTCTTGCGAGAAATAAGACTTCCGCCGCATAGGCTAACCAAGCGAAGATCGTACAGCCTGTTATTCGATGCTACCTCGGCTTCTCGACGAACCCCGAACCGCTTTGCTTTACGTGCGCGACCGGCGCCGGAGCGCGATTCCGTTCGGCCTGGCGAGGCGTATAAATCTCCGACGTTGAGGACTCAACATTCTGACCCGCCTTCACTCGGCGCGACCTTTGCGTCGAGTTACCTCTATCGCCAAGATGGCCTAGAATAGAGGATCGCTTGCGATAGAGCGCCAACGCTTCGGCCAGATCGGGCGTGACGTCCGCCAAAATCTCGCGAATCTCTGCTTTGTAACTCGCCCACGTCGGCTTGTGCGACCTGGACAGCAGGAAAAGCGCATAGTCCGTATCGGGAAGCGGCGCGCAATCCGTCATCCAGAAATGCAGCAGCAAGCGCCAGAGCGTACCAAGCGCGGCAGTGTTTAGGCCGATGATTTGGGGATGCGTGGCGAAAAACTCGACCGGCATAGGCGGAATCTTCCGTTTCGCCATGTCGTCTAACTCTCTGATTTATCGTGACAAGATGTTATTTTAGCAGACCACGACGAAAATAAATCGCCAAAAAGGTCTAAATCTTATTGACAAAGTTTCGCCAAAGCGTACAGTCGGAACAGGCAAGAGGAGAACGAAGCGATGACTTGCAAGACAGTCGATAATACGAATCAAATTGTCGAAATGGTCGCGACGCGCATTGAATCGCTTATCGGTTACGCCGAAGCCGACGCGCAACATGCTCGCGAATCCGATGCGCCCGAAACCGCGCGTGACGACATGTGGCGCGCTCAACAACTCCACAAAGCCTTGCGCCATGTTCGCGAGTGCAAGCGTTAAAGCCTGACGTTTTGCAACGCTGGCGCGCGTCGCCAGCGTCACAAAGCACCAAGGTTGGTCGCTGAATAGGAGATACGAACATGGCGACTGAACGCTACGCGGACTTGCTCAAGCAAGGCTTCATGAAGCCGCAACGCGAGCCGCGAGTCGGCTTCAATACCTATCGCAAAATCGACATTTTCGCGAAGCGTCACGGTTCGCAGTTCGACGTTTATCTTTGCAGCACAAACGCCGCGAAGACTTTGAAAGAGGCTCGCGAGAATTATGCGCAAGTCACCGGGAACTATGCGGCTTCCGACCTGAACGCCCGTTACGCTTGATCGCAGTTTATGCCGACGCGCCGTCACAAGCCGTCGGCATATGCGGCGATCAATTGAGACGCTGAATAGGAGATACGAACATGATCGCCAAATCTGACCTTTACGCCGTCATCTGGTCTGACTTTGGCGTCCCGCTCAACCTAATATTTGAAACCGCCGAACAAGCGATCAACAAAGCGCGCGACATGCACGCCAAGGCGTTCGGCGCTCATATCCGACTCGGCCATCTTCGCGCGGTTCATCTCACAGGAGATGACAAGCTAATCACTCTCTGGGATGCGCCCGCCGCGATCTAATCGCAGTTTATGCCGACGCGCCGTCACAAGCCGTCGGCATATGCGGCGATCAATTGAGACGCTGAAATGGGAGATACGAACATGAGCAATCGCGAATTTTCTCACACTGACGACACAATCGACGTTCGCGACGTTATCGCGCGCTTTGAGGAAATCACCGCGCAGATCGAAACGCACGAAGAAAGCGAGGACCGCGAAACGTCGCCCGTTGAAATCATGGACCTGCGCGCAGAACTCACCGGGCTGGAAGACTTGCTCAGCGAACTCAAAGGCGCAGGCGGCGACGAACAATGGCGTGGCGATTGGTATCCCATCACGCTCATTCGCGAATCGTACTTTGAGGATTACGCCCGCGAACTCGCCGACGACATTGGCGCGATAAGCCGAGACGCTAAATGGCCCAATAACCACATCGACTGGGAAGCCGCGGCCGACGAACTCAAGAGCGACTATTCAACCGCCGAGTTCAGCGGTGAAACGTTTTATTTCCGTTGAGGAGATCGCCAATGTCCCGCCTCCCCTTCACTCAACCTGACGCGCCGTCGCAGCGTTTCGACGTCATCGGCCTGGCGCTTGGTCTGGCGTATCTCGGCGTCGCCTTCGCGGTCGGGCTTGTGCTCGCGCCTTTCATTCTCTGAGCAAGACGCAGTGATCATGCGGGCGAGTCCCGCATGTGCGAAGCGCCTTCGCTTCAAATGAGGAGAATCAACTATGCCACAATTCATTCTTAACGAGTCGGGCGGACCTGGATCGCAAGGACATTACAAGAGAAAGCTGCACGCTTTTTATTCTCTCGACACGTTCGCGCGCGGCTATGTCGAAGCGATGTTTTTCACCAACGGCGATTGCGGCGACGACAAAAACGAGAACTCTTTCAACGATGCGGGAGTCGAACGCCTGACGCGCGCCGCCGTCGCCGACATCAAGCGCGAATGCTCAGATTTCGTCGGCCACATAATGCCAGACGGTTGTTTCGTGCGCCAATGGCTCGACTCAATCGCCGAAGCTGGAATCGACTATGACGATGAACAGGCTGGGCGCGATTTCTGGTTTACACGTCAAGGACACGGCGTCGGCTTCTGGGACCGGGATGTTCTGGCGCTTGACGTTTATCGAGGCGCCGACACGCGCGAATACGTCAAACCGGGCGAAGACGCCAAAGCGCCTGACGCCAAATTTATCGGCGTGCTCGGCGATCTGTTGAGCAACCCCGCGAATAAATTCAGTGAGGCAAATCCGTACATCTCGCGCGGCTGGATTCACTACGCCTGACCTCATCGGGCCACATAACCCTTTGCACCCCTCCTCCCTCTTCATTCTCTGATCTGGATCAACGAACATGATTTCCGACTCTGGAATGAACATCCTACAAAATAACGAGATACGCCGACGCGGGCGTGAAGGCCGATTATCCTCACGTCTGACCGTTGAGCATATTTCCGTCGTGCTTGGCTTTACGCCGGATCGCGCTGATTGCAGCGATGGCAAGATCAATCACGAATGGCTCTTTGTCGCAGACCGCGCGCAATGCGCCATCTGGGATTATCGCAACGTCCGCTGGTCATGTAGCGGCCCCGCGTCGTGCTTTCGCGCCTTATTCGGCGACGACTACCGCTTCGGCGCCGACCTTCCTTTCTAACTTGGATCAACGAACATGAACGCCGAAACAACAAACGGTCTGATCGACATGGCGCTGGAGCGGGTCGCGCTCTTGCTCGAATGGGCGATCCGCGATGGCGAAACGATACGTGCGGCGAAACTACGCACCGCTCACGACCTGATCGCCTCCACACTCAAAACCTGATCGGAGCAACGAACATGACCGGGACGAAATACACACATCGCATACGTCGTTGCAAAGGCAATCACGCCGCATGGCTTCTCGTCGCGTTACGCGACGACGGATCGGAGATCGACACGTTCGGCGGATACACTACCGCAATGTCAATCGACGCACTGCTAAAACATTCGCGCGGCCTGCTGCCAGGACCGGATGACGTTGTTCAGATCATCTATCTCGCCGAAGAGGAGCAGCGGATATGAGCAACTTCCGAATCATCGGCGACGAAATCGAATATGAGTGTCGCCCGTTCGCGCGTATCGTCGCGCCCGATTTCAGCATCTTTCGTTTCGACGCCATCGAAGAAATCGAAGAGTGCGATCCCGCCAAGGCAGAAGCCGAAAACGCCGAGTGGCGCCGGGAGTTTGAGGCCGAACAGGCGAAAGAAATCGAAGCGCTACAATCGCGAATAGAAACACTTGAAACCGAAAACGAGAAATGGCTCGCCGAGCTGAACAGCCTCGACGATGCTGGCGGCGTCGCGCAACGAATCGCCGACCTACAAGCCGAAGTCGAGTCGTGGCGCAAGATCGCCGTCGATAACCGGAACGCCTATCACGAAGCAATCAAACCCAAGCGCCGCACGCCTCGCAAGGGAGCCTGAGCCATGCTCAACGCCACAGACGACTATCGCCGCGCATCCGACGCGCACGCCATCGCGCGCCGACGCTACGGCGCTGCGCTCTCCCAGGCCCACAAGTCGAAGCGAATCGACCTGGAAGCCGCTTACGTCGCCGACATGGCGGCGGAGATCCGCAAAGCCCGCGCGCTCAAGCGCATGATGACGGAGTGACAAATATGAAAATCACCGCTGCGCTTCTCAAGCGTAAACAGGCTTGCTCTTCGCAGGTCGCGCTATTCAAAGAACTATTTCCAAATGGCGCCGAAGTGACGGAAGCCATTTGCGCCGGTGTCGCCGACAAATTCGACTGGAAGTGGGCGGCACAAAACCTTTTGAGCGCGTCGGCCTCTGCGGAGTACGAGCGCGTCTGCGCGTCGGCCTCTGCGGAGTACGAGCGCGTCTGCGCGTCGGCCTATGCGGAGTACAAGCGCGTCTGCGCGCCGGCCTATGCGGAGTACAAGCGCGTCTGCGCGCCGGCCTCTGCGGAGTACAAGCGCGTCTGCGCGCCGGCCTCTGCGGAGTACAAGCGCGTCTGCGCGCCGGCCTCTGCGGAGTACGAGCGCGTCTGCGCGTCGGCCTCTGCGGAGTACGAGCGCGTCTGCGCGCCGGCCTATGCGGAGTACAAGCGCGTCTGCGCGCCGGCCTCTGCGGAGTACAAGCGCGTCTGCGCGCCGGCCTATGCGGAGTACAAGCGCGTCTGCGCGTCGGCCTCTGCGGAGTACAAGCGCGTCTGCGCGCCGGCCTATGCGGAGTACAAGCGCGTCACCGCACAGACTTTCGGGCGCCTCGCCGAATTTTCTGACAATCCGAAATGACGAGACTCCGCAAAATCCTGTCGCTCGTCCTGAGCAAAGAACGCGCGAAGCGCGTTCTGGTCGAAGGATACGTCGCGGCGTGCGTCGCGGCGTATGTCTTGGCTCTGTTCTACGTTGAAAGGATGCGAAAATGAAAGCCCGGATCACATTCGACGCCCAAGCGTGGCTCAACGATTATGCGATCAGCGTCGACCCGCAAGGCGATACGGTTTGGGTCGACGAGGACGTGCCGCCAGGCGTCGAATCGTTCACCTACGAATCGAATGAACTGGCGCGCTCGGAACACGCCCCGCTTTGGGTTCAGAACTGGTCGGGGCCATTTTCGATCGAGGTCGAGTATCTACCCGTCACCCAATAGGCGTTTCCCGCCACAGAGAAGCCCCAGGACGCCCGCCGACGCTCTCGGCGGGCGTTGTCACGTTCAAGGCTCTCCAGCCGCTTTAGTGGCCGCGCTACGGATGACCAGTTTGACGTAATCCGCCCATCCCGGCCCCTCGAACAGATAGCGCTCCGGTTTCTTCGGATCAGCGTCGCGACGCCAAACCTTCAAACCGGGATTGCCACCCTCCGTGAAATAAAATTCCAGCCGATAGGCGTCGGAGATGTCAACCCACTCATGCTCGGCATATTCCACAAACACAGTACGTTCCTTTTCGTTGGAGTGCGTAATTTCATAACAGACTGTTATAATCGCAAAACCCCTCGGTAGGCGGGCAAGCCCCGAAGGCGAGGGCCTGCCCTGCCTGCCTACCCAGGCGGGGGTTATAGGGGGGTAGGCAGCACAGGGGGTTAGCAGGCTCCGCAGGGGGTTAGCAGGGGTAAGCAGGTAGGGGGTAAGCAGGGGTAAGCAGGCTATTTATAATTTATAATCCCTCCCTGCTTACACCTATAATCCGATTATAGCCCTTGGAAGGCGCTCCGTAGATCTCCACTTTGATCTCGTGACGTTCAAAAAGACGGGCCATCGCCGACGCCAAACGCGCCTTTCCGAGATCGGAACCGGCCTTTGTCGTCAGAAATTGCTTCGGTGCGTAGCTCGGAGCGGCGACATTGTGGCTGACATTGCGTCCCGTTTTGGTGAATTGCGCGAGTAGCGCGAGGAACACCGTCTCATCGGCGGCGTCGTCTGCGGTCTCCTGCACGGCGCTGGAGGCCGCATCGACCACAAACCGTCCGTTCGCCCACCGCATGACGATTTCGCCGCCGAGCTTCGTCCTATTGGCCTTCTTGGTGGTCAGCACGCGAATGTCGGTGTCGGTCTCGATCCGCTTCTCAGCGCGCTCCACATATCTTCTTTCTAGGTAAAGCCGCGACCGAACTGAGTTCGACCATGCCGTCGAACCGCTCGTTCCGCTACCGGAGTTCATGCCGCTGACGGACGGCTGCCCGAGCAGAACTACGGATAACTCGAAATCCACGTCTACGACATAACTCTGTAGAAACTGGATGAACTGGCGCGCATGGACACGTTTCACCTCGTCGCCACCGAACATGTCAGCCAGTGTGTCGAGCACGATCAGCGCCGGCCGTAGACGCAAGATCTCGGTGCGGATCGTGGCGTACAGCGCTGTTGTCTTGAGGAGGGTCGTCTTGATGTCGGGCTCGGCGAGAAGGGCGTTCTGGCCGCTCAGGGAGCGAACATAGAGGTCGCCGAGTTCGTCCAGACCGTATCCCGAGCCGGCTGCAATCGCTGCTAACCGCCTATGAATCTCATCGCGCTCATCTTCCGCAGAGATGAACAGCGCCCGCCCGCGCGTCACGGGAACGCCCAGCCACGGCACGCCCGTCGCGACCGAGAACGCCAGTTGCAGCGCCGACAGACTTTTTCCTGTCCCGCCGTCGCCGTAAAACAGCGTCACGTTGCGCGCTGGAATAAGGTCGGGCGCCAGCCATGCTTGAGAGGGGATCGGCAGACCATCGAAGCACGTCGCAGGCTCGGAGAAATGTAGAGGGGGCGGCGGTGGTATGATCGGCTCATGGTTTCTTTCGGCGATCGCCACACCGCCTGACCGTTTATCCGCCAGCATCTCCAGATAGCCGATCCCCAACGCTATCGGTTTCAGCGAGTCGAAATCGCGTCGCACCACGTCTCGGTCGTTCTCCTCGCCATTCGGCCCACGCCACGATTCGCACCACGGCCAGACCAGATCCCACCCGTCTTCAAGATCGTCGGGCAAAGCGCCTTTAACGGCGGTCAGCACATTTATGTAAGTGTCGCGGTCATAGTCGTTTGGAATAAATTCCAGAGCGCGTCGCACTCGTCCGCCCGTTCCGCGCAGCGTCGCCGGGTCTACGGGGTCGCGCACGAGCGTCGGCAAGCTCGCGAGGCGGGCGTTGGGTAGTATCGCCTTCAGCGCGAACCACACCCCCTCCAATGTCGCGGGGTCGAAGTGCGGCAGGTCTTTTCGTGGAAGCAGCGGCCGAACCCACTGATACGCCATGCCGGTGTCGGGGTGGATGCCGGAAGCGACAAACTGCCCGTAAGTTCTAATGTCAATTTCGCCGCCGTCGAATTTTATTTTTGCGTGCGCGTAATCCGACGATGTTCGCAATAGATACAGTTTCTTAGGCGCTCTACCGATTCGTTGCGGCAAAACGCCGAGTCTCGCTGTTATTTCTGTCTCGATCTCTACGGACAGGCGTTCATCCATCGTGTCGACATCGATGGCGAGTAGACCGTCTTCACACCTGATGCCGACGCCGGCGCCCCATTCTCGATAACGGTCCACGTCGCTTTCGCTAGGGCGTGAGGTTTGCCACCCCCTGAAACCGATCCACCCATCCGGTGTGAGAACGCCGGGCGATTTTTGACCGGGAGTTATGGGAACGATGCTCCGATAGCCGAGCTGCCATATCCAAGCCCACGGATCGTTCGGAACTGGTATGTGCGCGTTCACGAGCGCACCGGCAGTTGACCACAGCGCAATTCTGTTCTAGGCATGAGAAGTCCTCGGGTCACACCGTAAGCGTCCGGCTTCCACACCAGACAAAATCACCCGCCACGCAGCCCAGCGTGGCGGGTGTTACTTTGTGCGCTCACATCTTGTAGTTCGTCAAGACTCGTCGATGCGCCGTAAGACGCTCAGAAGAGCCACGCTGCGATCTCCGGAAGCCCACTTGATCCAGGCAACATCTCCGTCGATGGCGAGAATCCTTATTTCAGGAAACGTGATCGACGAGTCGTAGTACCGAACGATATCGCCGACGGCGAGCGGACGTGGCAGGATTTCTTCGACCAATTCGATTGGGAAAGAAGCGCCGAATGTCGTGCGAACCGCGCCGTCGCACACACTTATCCTATCGATTCTCACTGGCTTCAGACGAACCAGATCGCCAGCTCTAGGCTCCAACATTTGATTGCTCCTTCAATCGAAACAGTACGAAGCGTAATCCTCATAGACCACAGACCCGTCCGGCTCGATACGCTTCTTCACGAGAGCCGACAGCGCCATCTCGCCACGCACCCAGGAGCGGCGTTGTTCTTCCCGGTGAGCGTCTTGCTGTTCCGGCGTGAGCGCGTCGAAGCGTGCGGTCGCTTCAGCGAGCAAGGCTTTGAATTCATCTTCGGTCATTTCGTCAGTCCTTTTTGTAGCGTTTGCTCAGAAACGCTTTCGACGCCATCGGCAATTCGCCGCACCAATCGGGGAGCCGCGACAGAAGCGACTCGTACTCTTTCACGTCCGCAGAGCCCCGGCGAACCTCGACGCCAATCTCGTCGTGCGTGTGCAGCGAGGGTGTGCCGTAGCGCTCCTCTGTTTGCTGCAAGCCGTGGACGAGGATGTCGCGCGCCGTGCCCTGCACCAGATTGTTGAACAGCGATCCGCCATAGACTGGGAACCGTGTCCACTTCTCGTTCTGATCGACGCCACGCACGGTGAGTGAATTCTTCTTCTCACGTCGGGCCTCCTCCAGCGTCTTGTCGGCCCAAGGCGCTTCGACCTCCTGCATTTTCGGCGCTCCGTACGCCAGCGCGCGACCGGACGGCAGCAGACACCATAGCCAGCCGTGGCGTACCAGATATGTGCAAGCGGCGCTCCTGAGCCTGTCGAAGGGGCCGCCCGGTCGTGACACGACGAACTTCTGACCGGGATTATTCGTTGCGTTGATCGCAGCTTCTTCCAGCGCCTTCCACATGGTGACGATCATCGGGTGTTTGGATCGCCAGCCGACCTTTATAAGCTCAGCGGCGATCCATCCTTCTCGACCAAGCGCAGAGGTATTTGGGTCGTGCTGCTTGACGCGTTCGGCGAAACGCTTGTCCGCGTATTGACGAACATCCATGTCGGCAGCGGCCCAAAGTGGACCGTAGATCCCGGCAAGCGCAATCTTATTTTGACGGGCGAACTTCTTGATCCCACCGACTCCGGTTTGATACTGACAAGATAAAACTGCGACCTTTCCTGTTCCTCGTTGCACCTTCGTGACGCTCTCCACAGGGATGCCGTAAATCCCAGCAGCGTTGATCTCATAGATGCCATGTCCGACTCCCCGGTCCAACGCGCTAAACGCCTGAAGCAACCACTCCTCACCGGCGAACCACGCCGCCAATCGACCCTCGATCGACGAATAGTCCGCGACGAGAAATTCGTGCCCCGGCGCCGCCCAGATGAAGCCGCGCACCGCGTCGGAGAGAAGATGCAGCGGGCGACCGAGTTCGGCGCCGTACCAGTCGATCAGGGTTTGCGGGTCTTCGGTGCGGATCGCTTGGAAGAGAGTTTCTTGGTTGAGGTGCGCGTCTTCGAAGATTTTTCGGTACTTGGGCATATTATGGGCTTGAACGCCACGAGAAGAGAAGCGCCCTGTCTGTCCAGCCCCGTGATGCAGATAGACGCCGTGCGCTCTTCCGGTCCCAGAAACGCGGCTAAGCATTGCGCCAATTTTATCGACAGAAGGTTTAGCTCCTTCGGCCCTAAGCTGAAGGGCGGCTCGAACACGAGTTGGCAGCCCATTGTCAGAGTGTAGTTGCTCATCGACGTCATCCTTATCCATCGAAGGCATCGCGACGCCTTGGGTTGCACACCACACCTTCAGCCGCGCCGCCTGCGTAACCGCTGTGACCGCGTCGCCAGTGACGACGGCCAATTCCTCGTTGATTTTGTCTTTGGCCTTGGCGATCAGCTTCAGCGCCGCGCGGGCAGAGGTGACGTCGATCCGCAAACCCTTGTCGTTGATCCGCTCGTTCATCCAATAGACGCGCATCTCGGAATCGGACAATGGAATGAGCCGCTCACCGGCCTCTTCCTCGGATAAGACGTCGAAGTCGCAATAGTCGTGATAAGCGTCCATTGAGACGGGATCGTCCACCAGTGGATGCCAGATCGCCGCCCCATTGGCGTCGAAGCCGACCGGGATCGAATGGATTTTCATCAAGTCCTTGCCGCGCTTGTCCTTCTTGATCTTGAGGTCCAACGCATCGCCGAGACGCTCCAGATCGCGCGGCAGCGACATGGCCGCTGCGGTGACAGCGGTGCAGCGAAATTGCTCCATCGCCGGCTTGGGCCAGCCGTAGCGCGGAACCATGACGAACCAAAATATGAGCCTCTCGAAGGAACTGTTATGCGCGCAGATCTCGCCGCCCGCCTCGATGTAGGCGCGCAGATACGGCGGGCAGGGCTCGCCGCGTTTCCAGCGGCAGATCGTGTTGAACGTCCCGCCGGCCAGCAACCACGCCACGGCGGCTCCGCAGGCTTTCGACTGCTTGGCGTCGGCGACCGTGAAGCCGACCGGGACTTTCAACTTGAACGACGCCAGCAGCGCGTCGGTCGAGGGGTGCTGCGCGTAGACGTAGGCGCCCCGCTGGTTGATGTTGATTTCTGACCGGGTTTCATAATCGAAATAGAGGCTCATAGGATATGAACAATAGCTACCGCTATGGCTGCACAGGCTACACCAACTACCACGCCAGTTAAGAACTCAAACCAGTGAAATCTGCTCTCTTCCTTATATCTAGCCGTCTCGTACTCTCTCGCCAGTCTTGTAATATGTTCGTATCGGCGTTCCATATTACGAACGTCATTAAACAGCTTCTTAGCCGTGTCGGACATCTTCTCACCCATCACCGATACCTCCCAACCACCTTCACGCGCGCCGGGATTGGCGTGCAGTACCTCGCATGATGCGTCTTGCACCATGGGCCGCCTTTGACGGTCTGGCCGCCGCAATAGCGCAGAGCCTCCGTGTCCATCGTGTCGTTGAGAATGGCTCGGCAGTGATTTGCTCGCAGAGCCCAGATCGGAACGCCATCCGGCGGCGCTTCGGTTTCCGTCTCAGGTTCGTCGAACAGCACTTTAGCCGCAGTGTCTCGCGCACTGCGATATTCTAGTTCGACCAAATTGACGTCGTGATCGCATTGTGCATACATCGGGTTCGAGTCCCACACCTCCATAGTACGTGCGTCAAACGGAGGTCTGCCCGGCAGCTGATAGGCAATCGTATTTCGTTTCTGTCGTAGCGACGGAACGCACAACCCCAGCCGTTCCATCTTGCCTCGCACGGCGTTGCGTGTGCAGCCCAGCAGCGCCGCAATGTCGGCCGCGCTCAGCCTGTTTTCAACGCCAACCCGTAGGTTCGAGAGGCGCTCCGGCGTCCAGAACGTGTCGGACGGCTTGGGCGGCGCGTGCCGCATCTTCTTCAGTTTGTTTTTCACGGCCTGGTCCGTCACGCTCAACCGCTCGCCGATCTCCTGATTGGAGAGGCCCTCTTCCTTGAGCCGCAACAGCGTTGCGATCTCCTCGGCGGCCCAGAAATATCGAGACATCACCCCTCCATCGCATCGAGCACGGCGCCAACGAACGTCAATGGCCGGTTCTGCGCGTCGCGCGTGATGGCGCGACGCTGTGTTTCCAGTGGAGCGCCGTACTGGATCGCGAGAGAGATCAGCACCCCGGCGTCTCGCGCGAACGCCTCCAACATCGAACCGCGCCCGGCTTTGCCCAGCGCCGTGATGAACACCTCGCCAGGCTTGCCGTCCTTGTACTCGCCGATCGTGATGTGGAACCGCAGCGCCATGCCCTGCGGCCCGGCCAGCGGGTCGAAGTGCTCGATCTCGAACGACTGGCCGGCGCGGCGGTTGAATAGCGGGGCGCGAGTCATAATCTCTCCATTAGCCGAATAAGTCGTCTACCCTAACCACGCCCATCGCCTCTTCCAGCGCCCCTTCAAGAGCGTTGAACGCAACCGTGCTCAAGATTTCACGAGACCGCTTGCCGTCTGCGTTACGCCAGATGCATCGGAAGAAATCGCTGCCCCTGTCCTGCTTCAGGTAGACGAGTTCGAAGCCGTTGGCCGCCGCCAGCGCGAAGACGCCGTCCCATGTCATTCTCCGTCCCGCCGCATCGTCGTCACAAGCGCCCGCAGCTTCATCTGATCGGCTTCGCTGATTTCGTACCCTATCGTGTACCGCGAACGTATTTTGATCTCATAGTCGGATAGTTTACGACGAAGACGCGCCACCGTAACCGCTATTACATCTTCCGGTTTTCTAGGCTCGGAGTCGAAGTAGCCCCCGTAGAAGCAGTTGATGATTTGCTCGTGCGTGACAAGACGTCTCTTCGTAAACATGCCGGCGAGCATGGAGAGCCTTTTCGGCAAAGCCAGACCGGCAGAGAACCGTTCATTGTCGCCGCGCTCGTCGATGAGTTGACGAATACGCTCCTCCAGTTCGGCGATCTGGTCTTTAGCCTGTTCCAGCGTCATCGCGCTCACCCGAACAGATCGCTGGAGGTTTCTTCCTCTTTGACCATCTCATCGATAGCGAACGCCGTCATGAAGGCGTCGTGCGCGGCGATGAACGGCTGGCGGCGCGGTGAGACGGGGCCGAAGAATTGTCCGCCCTTGCGCCATGTGCAGAACCAGAAGCCGTAATCGTCTTCGCACAACCGCTCCATCTGGAAGCCACGCTGCTTGGCCTCGACGAACAAGTGGTTGAAGGTGAGGATCGGTTCAAGTAGCATCAGCGTAACCCCCTACCGCCGAAGACCCCGAAGCCGAACACAATTCCGTTGGTGATAGGGTCGTTGACGCCAGTAGCCCAGCACACCGAGAAATCGAGTGCGCCAAGCAAGAGTCCGACTGCGACCGAGACGATAAAATAGTGCATCAGTAGACTCCGAGCGCTTTTAGGTAGGTGTCGAGCAACGCTTCCTGCTCAGCGTACGCGTCTTTGTCCAGCTTACGAATCGCCAGCGCCTTGCGCATGATCTTGGGATCGTAGCCGCTACTTTTGGCTTCGGCAAACACCTCCTTGATGTCCTCGCCGAGCGACTTTTTCTCCTCGTTGAGCCGTTCGATGCGCTCAATGAAGGCCAGTAGCTGGCCGTTGCTGTTGTCGCCGATCTCGGCAGATTTCTTAGCCACGCTCGTCCTCGCCTTGATCGTTAAATTTGTCTTCGTCGCCAGACTCGGCTCCGCAAGGCGCTTCTAAATCGTCGTGGCTCTCAAACCACCAACAAACAGCCTCTTCGGTTGAGCCGCAATGCTTGCACGGTTCCATGCTCGCCTCCCCAGTACGCCGCGCCGGGATTGGCGCGGCGCTGTGTCGTCTTAGTCGCCAAAAAGTGAAGAAGCGCCGCCGCCACCCTTCGTCGCTTCGGGCGCCGGGCCTTCGTCGGCGATGGTCTCGTTCCACTTGTCCGTGTCGACGCCGCCGCTGCCGCCGAGTCGCTCGCCTTCCTGAAGCTTCTGGAAGCCCAGGATGCCGAACGACACGCCGTCGCCGCTGGCGGCGCTCCACGCGAAGGCGTTCAGGATCGCCTTGCCCATGCAGCCGGAGTAGACAGCGTCCTCGGTCTCCTGCTTGTTCGGGTCTTTCCACCAGACACGCGGCGGTCGATCCTCGTTGGCCGTCGGGCGGATGAAGAACACTTCAGGGCCGAGCCCCGCGTGAAGTTCGCCGGTCTTCTTGGAATGCGCCTCCTTGCCGTCGCCAGCCAGGAACGGCGATTTGATGAGACCCTTCCCGGCGCGCTCAATGCCGCTCGGCCCCCACTGCTCGGTGATGACCTTGGCGACGATCTTCTCCAGCGCCGCACGAGACGCTTTCGGGAAGATCAGCGTGCAGCCGAACTTCGGCGCCCCGCCGCCTTCGTTCGCGCGCGCCTTGTAGAGCGATTGCGCGTAGGACAGCCGGCACAGATCGGTCTTGAAGTCTTCGGCTCTTGCGTTTGCCATTTCTCATTTCTCCGTTTCGACCGTTTCGTTGAACCGCTCAGCCAGTGTTTTCGCTGGCGCTCGACTTGTTTTATCAAGTCGAACCAAGTTGGAACCGCGAACGGGTTTCTCCCAGAGAGTTCCTTCAAGCGCCGCCAGTTCGCCTTTGCGCTTGCCCAGCACCTTTTCGATCTGAGCGACGGACTTCAGTTCGCGAGCCGAGTACGCGTCCTCGAAGCCCATTTCGAGCTTCTCGTGCAACAGCATCCAGGTTCGCGTCTCGTTTTCCTTCCAAGCCCGGTTGCCGATCTTGTCGACCAGCCCGTAGCCCGTCGGCGGCTCGCCACACTCGGCCTGGGCGTGCGCGTAAGCCCGCCGAGCCTTGATCCATCCTTCAAGCTCATCGAAGCCGTCGAGGTCGTGGCCGAGTTCTTCGGCAGACCCCAACTTCGCTAGATTGCTCAACGTCGGCACGGTTTCCAACGTCACGTCCTCGTGCCATTTCCGCGCCAGTTCCGGCATCGCCGCCAAGGCTTTCTTCCGCAGCGCCGGGCAAATCGGCTTGGCGGTGCAGAAGGTGCATTGACCGGGGTTCAGCCAGTCTTCGGCCCATTGTTCAAACAGAACAGTGTTCTTCGTACCGCCGATCACTGAGAACGCCTCAAGCGCCTCTTTTGCTTCCCACATGTGTTTGAGCAGATCGTGCGTCCAATCGTAAAGATCAGCCACGTGGAACTCGTCCGACTTCGGCAGACCGTCGCCGACGCGCGGCTGCACGATCGTCACCATGACGCGTTCGACGTCGAGACCCGGCAGCGACAGAATTGCGCCTATCGCGTACGAACGGCCTTGCGGATTGCCGACGACGTCAACCGTGACGCCGCGACCACCCTTCAAATCGATCACCTCCAGCAGCTTCCACTTCGGAAACCAGATGATGAAATCCCCGGTGCCGCCGGCTTCGAGCGGCGGATCGAGCGAAGCGAGGCTTAGCTTGTGCTCGATCCACGAAACCGGCATCTCGCCAGTTTCCTCGTTGTATCTGTTCACGCGTTCGTAGCAATATTCGATGTAGACCTGAGAGCAGTTCGCCATTTCCTCGTCGACGACGAACTCGAATTTGCCGGACTTTTCGATCATGCCAATGAAACGAGAGGCGTCGAGGCTCGGATCGTCGCTTCGTAGCACACGCTCCGAGATCTGGTGACACGCCGTGCCCCATGCCGCCACCTCGCGCTCGACGTCTTCGCACAGCGAGGACATGGCGATGGCGCCGGGACAGTGGCAATTTCGACTGGTGGCCGACGCGCTCCATTGCGCGTGGGCTCGGTCACTGTGCGGGGCGGCGCTCATGCGAACCACGGGTAGACGATACCCTGCGAGGCAAAAGCGACGATCGAGATGCGATACGCTTCAAGAAAGGTGAAATAGGATTCGCCGCGTGGAAGCTTCACTATGTCCCACAGTGCAAAGCACGCTAGGCAGACAGCGCCTTGAATGAGCCACCTCATTTCCGCACCTCCCGCTTGAACGGATTCGCCGTCGTCGCCTGCTCGACCGCAGCAACGACTCTGCCGAAATTCTCGGGCGTGATCTTGCTGAAATCGTTGCCGACCGCGCCGGGCATCGACCCCAGCCCCGTCACGCCGGCGCCGAAGACCTGACCGAACACCTTGGGCAGATCTTCCTTGGTGAAGATCATTTCGTCGGGCTTGATTGAGCCGTCGTACTTCTTGCCGTACGCTAGCATCGCCTGCACGAGTTCGTCTTTGGTCGCCGTGCGCGGCGCGGCAGGCTTCTCGGGCTCGCTCGTCTTAGCGAGATGCTCATCGATGTTCGTCGCCGCCAGCGCAGCCTGAACCCGCGCGATGGCGGCGGCGATTTCGTCCTTCGGCACATCGATGATCGCGCAGCCCAGAATGCGGCGCATGTCGGTGATCTGGTTCTTGATGCCGAACTTGTGGGCGTAGGCCGCCGCAACAGCCCGCAGATCCTCCAGCGTCGGCTCGCCGGCGCCTTTCACGTTGGCGAACGCGGCGATCTCCGCAGCCTCGTCGGCGGCGTCCTGGGCGCGCTCGCTGAGATCTTGAGCGTTGATTTTATCTTCGAGATTGACGCGTTCAGCGCCCGACGAGATCGTGAAGCTCGCCGCGCTACCAGAGTGGTCAATGTCGACGCCTTCGATCTTCATCTCGTGCTGGCCGTGAACGCCCTTGTCCATTGCGGCGAGCGCAGCGGCGCCATTCGATTCCTTGTTGTGCTCCTGGTCGAAGTAAAGCTTGTCGCTTTCGATCTGCGCGTTGGTCCGGCGACGGCCTGGCGGCAGCGCCTCACCGCGCTTGCGCTCGCCGTCGTAGGGGCCGAGCGGGGCGCCGCTGGTGATGTTCACGATCTGCGGCTTCGTCTCTTCCGTATAGCCTGTGCCGGGCGCGGCAGGCGTCGGTGGCACGTCCCGAGCGCGTTGACCGGCCGCTGCGGCTTCCATAAGGCGCCGTTGAGCGTCGGGATTCGGGTAGAACTTGTGCTGATCGTCGCGTTGGACTTCCGGGTTGTCGCGTCGGAAGAAACCGAATTCTCCGAATACGTCGTCCAGATTGTCGCCCGCAATCGTATCGATTTCAATGTGAATTTTCGCCACTTCGTTTCTCCGGTTAGAACAGGTATTCGTAGGTCGCGTACGCGATCAGCGCGTCCGCGATGAAAGTCGCCAGCACGGCGCGGGCGAAGAGCGTGAGTCTCATACGGCCTCCTACGTCGAGGTTGTGATTATCGCCACAACGATGACAAGTACGAACACGATCAGCATCGCCACGGCTGGGACGGCTTCGGGCGTCACGCGAATCTCGCAAATTCGCCGAAGTGCTTGTCGGCTGCGATCTGATAGACGAAGGATGCTGCGGCAGGACAAGTTGAGAATTCGGATAAGACGCGGATGCCGTCGAACATCAATTGGGCGTGCCACTTTTTCATCGCTTTGTGCCAGCACACCCCTTTAAGACCTGAACCGTTGTCGTGATGGATTTTTACATTTCTGGTATTTTCTGGCTGACTGGCCTCTCGCAAATTGGCAATTCCATCTCCTTCGCCGGTCCCCTTTCTATGATCCAGGCCGTTCTTCGGCCAAAACCCATAGTGCATCGCCCATATGATTCTGTGTCTCCTATAATTCTTGTAATGAATGATAACCTGCCAATAGCCGCGAATAGGACCGCCTGCTTCTTTACCGGCCCACCGTATGTTCCACGTGGGGTTAACGTCGTCCCGGTACTTCCACCACAAACGTCCCACTTTCGCGTCGCACACGAACAGTCGGTGAAGTTCTTCAATTGGTAAAGATTTTCTCATGCCACCACTTCTTTAATTGACGACCACAACCGAATTAACGATGATTGAATCGCGTCGTCAATTGAATTTTCAATGAACGCAACTTTTATATACGTATTTTTCACCTGATTCACGTTCGAAATACGTGCCGCCATCTGTTTCATGGATTTCGGAGAAAACGTTGATTCCACAAACCACAGTTCCGCCGCCGCGCTCAGATCAATCGACTCGCCCGCCGCGTCGATCTGCGCAAGGAAGATGCGCAGCGGCGGTCTTTGAGCGAACATCTCCTGCTCAAGTTCTCTGGCACGCGGCGAAGTCGAGCCATCAACACGACAGCACTGCACGGAGCCGAGACTCTCCTGAAGAATGTCACCGACTTCCCGGTGATAGTAGGCCAGCACCAGCTTGTCGCCGGGGTTGTCCTCCAGCCATTCTTTCGCCGCGACGACGATCGCTTCGGCTTTGATCCGTCCTGTGATCCGCCGCAGGGGCCCGAGGTCCATTTCGAGTTCGCGCGTCATGCCGCTCTCGATCGCCGCCATGATCTCGCTCGCCTGCTTGTCGGTGGCAATCTCGCGGCGCTGCGCCGGCGACACGATCAGCGGCATAAGCTCTTGCACCGGCGGTCGGATGCCGACGTCTTTCTGTGTTCGGCGCAGCATCCAGTCACCAATGCGAGCCTTCAGCTCCGCTTCGTTTTTGCCGCCGATCACGACCATGATCGTCGTCCAGTTCGACAACTTCTTCGGTCGCATCACGCAGTAGCGGTTGCGAAACGACTCATAGGAGGTGACGTCAGGCATCTCGCCGATGTTGTGAAGCAGGTGCGGCGCCGAAGAGCGTAGCCGGCACCACATGTCGCCGAGATCATGCGGACAGGGCGTTCCCGACAGGTGCCAGACGCGCGGAATGTCGGTAACGAGGCCCTTCGTAATCCGGTCGCCCCATTGATTGAACTTGCCGTAGACGGCTTGCGCAGTCTTCGTGTCGGGATTTTTGGCCCGGTGGTCCTCGTCGAGGATGGCGAGATTAAACTCTGCGTCAATCAACGCTGCGTATGCTTTCGGCTGTCTTACGTCATCCCAGGATACAATGTTAAACGCTATGTGCTGGTTGCCTGTTATCCACTCTCTGACGGCGCGCAACCACACTGCACGGCCTGACGATGTCGTTACGATCAGAACTCTAAAAAGAAGTCCTTTCCGACCCATTTCAATGCCTGCAAATGTCCGCGCGGCTAGCAGCGCAGCGCCTGTTTTCCCGACGCGCGGCTCGTCGGCCAGCAGCGCCGTCGGACGAGCCGCCAAGAACGCGGCGCCCGTCAGTTGCGTCGGCATGGGGGTCATCATTTGCGAAACCAGCCGCCGACGACGGAAACACCGTAAAGGAGAAGCCCAGCGCCGCCTGTAAACACGGGAACTTGGACCAGCAGACTCAGGAGGCCTAAAAGCATGAGCGCAGCGCCCATAAGCGCGAACATTTCTTCCGTGTCTTTGCTCATGGCTACCTGCCCGTCCGTTTCTCAGTTTCGACCGTTTCGCAGGATCGCTATAACACTTTGTTATTTTAGCGTCAAGCCTATTTTTCGCGAACCGTCACGATAAGACAGGGTCGCTCGGAATAGTGCTTGCTGACAACGAGCTTGACGATCTGGGAATCGTCGACCCACACGACGCGGTTCATGGCGTCAAGCATTTTCGCGATGTTGTCCCCATCCGGTTTCGTCGTCGGCCAGATGCTGTTCGCCAGAGCTGCGGCACGAAACGCCTTGGGCTTCGATTTGGGAATCTCCATCCATGCGATCACCTCGACCCAAAGCGGCCCCGTCAGCAGCGGACGCCCCGCCATGATGCTCTGCGCCGCCCAGGCGAGACGCTCTTCGTAGCGCGCCGTCTTCTCGGGCGTGTAGACCGTGCCGGTCTTGCGAGAGAAGCGCGGGCGTCCCTTGCCGACGGGCTGGCCGTCCATGCGAATCTCGATCATTTGCCTCTGACCGCTATAATCACCAAGCATATCGTCAGCAAAACGGAAGCGGCGGCGATAGGCAGAAGAATGAGAATCGCTAAAATCTCAATGAAAACGATCACCGTACATACTCCGTGAAGAGATAAACGGGGCGACCCGATCAATTAAGATCGCCCCGTCGCCGCCGTGCTGATACTGACACGGCGAGAACACCGATCCGCTAAGTTGTTCGGCGTCCATATGACGGCGGATCGCAAGCGTCCGACGCCAACAATCTCGGCTCGTAAGCCGAGATTGTTCCGACCGCGCGTTTTGCCACACTGCGCGCGAATTTCCGATCCGGCTTGGCGCCGGGATGCCCGTTGGCGGCGTCGATCACAGCGCCTGAGATAATTTTGAGAAGTCGTTTCTGTTGAGCGTCGGCACGCAGGTAGAGGCTCGTCATCGCACATACTCCACGAGAGACACCGGACCGCCGACGTCCATCTCCAGCAACATCAGCAGCGTGGCGAAATGATCGGCCGGGACGGACGCCCGGCGGAACCACTGGTTCACCGTGGCGCGTGGGATGTCGTGCCGGTAGGTGTGCAGAAACGCGACCAGACGATCGACGTCGCCGAATTTGTCCCGCAGGAATTTGTGATAGTCGAAATCCGTCATGGCACCCGTAACAGGCTGTTATTTTACGCTTGACCTTCGGCTCAGATAACAGTATGTACGGGGCGTGTCAAGCGGGTCGACCCTTAGACGCTACGGAGAAAATCACATGAACACCTCTGCATACCGCATACTGGCGCTCATCTACCTGGCCCCTGTCGCCATCATGCACCTGATCGCGAATACGGTCGCGACCGGATTCGCGGCCGACGTCTCGTCTTTCATGTTCGGCGCCACGCTGTTCATGATCGGGTTCACGGCGTTGCCGTGGATCGGCTCGGCGATTGGGCTTGATATCGTGCAAACCAAGCCGTTCGAGTGGATTTTCAACGGCGCACTGGTCGTGTTTTGTGCGATCAGTTTCGTCCAGATGCGCGGCATCAACGTGACGTCGACCGACCTCACCAGCATTTTCGCGCTGATTTGGGAGTGGTTGTCGCTCGGCGTCGGCTTCATCGCTTTTCTCGCATTCTGGGCGGTTAAGGGCGAAGCGATCAAACACGGCCTCGCCGATGACCATCTGAATATCCCGAAGGTCAAGCGCTAAAATCTGCCGCTGCGGGGCGACTCGCAGCGGCCCACCGAGGAGGGGTAGATGGTTAAGGACGTTTCTTTCTGGCTGATGGTCGCCGGCATGGTGCTGACAGCCATCGGCGCCGCCAACCCAGTTCACGGCACCTATTTTGAACTTGTCGGGATCGTCTGCATTATCGGCACGCGATTCGCAGCGAAGCGAGGCTACTGACATGACAGACTATCTGACGATCCAATACAACGCCACGATGGCGGCCGTTCAGGACGACGAAGCGAAGGCGCTGGGCGGCGCCTTGCAGGCTTATCTCAACGCCACGCACGAGATCACCGAGAAGGCGATTCTGAAGCGCGTCGAGGCCGGCGCTGCGGACGCGGCCGCGCGGGCGGTGCGCGATCATGCGTACCACAACGGACCACCTGCGCCTGAGAAGCCAGCGGGACTGCCAGCTAAAACCCTGGCGACGCCACCCGAACAGGGTCCATCAGATACGACGCTGACCGACGATCGCTTCGACCCCAACGCCGACACGAACTGACAACCGCCGCGTCGCCTGTCCGCTCGCGGTGGCGCTTGTGCGGGCGCTGGGGGCGGCTGATCCGCAGGATGAAGGCTTTCGGCAACTATATGCCAATGAACTGAGACAGCAGGAGCGGCGGCGATGAGTATGCTCAAGAACTTAGTTCTGGCAGTGGGTCTGACGGTGGGTGCATGTTTTGTAATACTTTTCGCTTGGTCCATTTTGACCGGCCCAATTCTTGGTTTTACATGTCTCATGACCTATCCGGTAATTATGGGGCATGATTCCGGCATGAAATGTTTTCTTTTTACTGACTGTGTAATGTCTCTTGGCAGAAACTGCAAATAGAAATGTGACGATCACTTGATTGATGGGCAGGCTGACGATGGCGAGTATTGCATCGGGGTTTATCCGAAAGCCCCCGCCTAACCCGGAGGTCGAGGCGTTCCGGCAGATGTTCGCGGATGGGATCGGACAGCAGGGAGCCAAGTGATGAGAGAGGATTTTAAAAGGGCTTTAGTTGAGCCGTGGAAAGATTTTCCACGGGGACTATTGATCTATTCCGCAGTGTGGTCTGGAGTCATCTCTATCCCATTCATCCTTATTTTAATTGTTGCATTTGTAAAATGGACAAACGGAAAATGCCTATGAAACGTTCCGCCGCAGAGATCGCAGCCCGCGTGGCTGAGTTGGAGAGACAGCGAGAAATTGCCGGATACGCTGATGATCGGCACCGCATATACACGCTTGCCGCTGCTCTTGCAGAACACGTTTGGTACGCCGCAGGATCAACCCCGCCCGGGGTTCGCCCGGCTGACGAGATCAGAGCGGAGATCGAGCGGCGCAATTCATGGTTGGCTGCCGCCCAAGAACATAACGATGGCTTTCAGATCAGGTACATCGAGGGACAGATCGAAGCCCTCCGCTGGAGTCTCACCGTCGCCAAACCGCAGGAGCCGAAATGACCAACCCGGACGACAAGCTCGTGGAGTCGGTCCGCGAATATCGCAAATATGAGCACTCGGATGAAACCGATTTTGTTTTTGTGCTGACTAACCCTGACGCCACCGCCGCCCTCCGCGCCTACGGCGACCAGCGCGCCAGCGAGGCGCGGGAGAAGGCGTTGCAAGATGCGAGAAAGATAATGGACGCAATATACCCACTGATTGACCGCAACGCTATCCGGGACGGAGCGCTGGACGATGCGGCGCTTCAAGTCGCACGCTGCAACGTTGCCATATTGAGAAATAAACTTGGGAAAACCAAATCCGAACTAGCCGCCCTCCGCACCGAGCGGGACGCCGCCGTTGCCCGCGCTGTATCCGCCGAGCAGGATTGGGCGAACCGTGAGGCAGACACGATGCGCCTCGGCGTCCAGTTGGAGGACGCAGAACGCGAAAATTCAGCACTCGCAGCGGATCAATGTCACGATGGCTACGGCGACGAGCGCGGCAACCATAGGTGCAAGGAAATCGACTTGAGAGACGCTAAACTCGTCGCTCTCCGCGCCCAACTAGCCCAAGCGCAGCGATTTCTCGGTTTCAGCGAACGCGTGCTGTTGGAGCAGCTAGCCCAAGCGCGGGAGGCGTTGGAGCCGTTCGCAGGGATTGCCCACGCATATAATGGCACATTTGATGACGATGACGCGCCCAGAGCACCCCTCAGATACGCGAGATGGGGAATGACCCCCAAGCCTCACATTTTCAAACATGGCAAAATTTGGGTGGCCGCCATCGGCGACAAAGAAGTTGCGTGTGGCGATTTCGCGTGGGCTTGCATGGCGGCGCGCTCGATCCGACGCTCGCAGATGATCCGCCAAGCCGATCTTGGCACCAACCGGATCGCCGACGCGCAGCCCGATGTCATCCGAGAGATGGGTAGGAAATGAGCATAATGAAGCAAATTCGCACTTTGATGTACGTCAATGATCTCTTTCTGGCGATCAATGCCTATGCGTGGTGGTTTCACGGAGACGTAATCTGCGGATGGATCGCGTTGGGGAATGTGCTGATTTTGGTTGTCTGCGCCTTCATCGTCTCAGGCACTTGACCACGATCCTCTCGCCGTCCGGTACTTCAATCCCAGCCCGCGCGACGCCTTCCTGGCCGTCTTGCAAGCATGAGATCGGCGTGTTGCCGTCGCCGACCCGCATCTTGAAATGGGCCTCGCGCTCGCAGTCGCTGGCGGTGACGAGGCAGAGAAATGCGTAAGCTGTTAGCACTTAGTCCCTTTTGCGTTCATCGAGAACCTTGTCCAAACGATCCCGCAAACTGGTAATCGACGCTGCTACAATTTGCAATGCGTCAAAAAGACGGGCTTCAATCTTATCGAGTGAATCAGTATCGACGTAGCGCCGTGCAACATCGAGCTTATGTTCATACAACTCTGTCTTTATGCCGTCCAATGTGACAGTCAGCGCCTTTACCGCTTGCACAGCATCTTCAAACCGTGCCTCCGCTTTGATGTTGACTCGGTTAATTTGCCATATCGTAATTCCTATCCCAATAGCAGCGATGAGTATGGCAAGGTTCCCTGTTATCTCTCCCCATGTTGGTGCCCATAGTGTGCCGGGAATAGGTCCGAAATCAGGGACGTTAGCCATATTTTAGACATCCCCGCCAATCTCGCCGCTCGGGTTGTCGGCGTTGTTTTCTTCCGGCGTTCCTGACCAGTTGCCTTCCGTCATCGGGAGGCCGTCAGTACGCGGTGCGGCTTTGAGCGGATCGACCATCCCCAGGTTCTTGTCCAACTGAATGATGAGAGGGAAGGCCGTAAGCGCCAGCATTATCATCTCTTCGACGATCTTCGGCTCGACTCCCGCGTCCACAAGCAGGTTCTGGATTGCAGCCAGCGCCGTAGCGCCGTTCGCGAGGTTGATCTTTTTATCCTTGACGTCCCCCAACACGAGGATAAGCGCCCCCGCACCTGTTTTGATGTCGCCGATGGGAGCCCCCGCGATTGTTCCGGCTTGGCCGCCAACGGCCTTGAGAGCGCCGTTGGCGGCCCATGCGACGATTGTCTTAAAGGACATGGCAGAAGCCTTCAGTTGCCGTTCACAGTCGCAGGAACGCTCGACGCCGGGGCGGCCGTGACAGACGGGCCATAGCCTAGCGCCGTACAGATGTTCGTGACCGCAACGACCGTGACGCCCGCCGCGACGTTCTTCGCCAGATAGGCGTTCACTTTCGCCGCAGCGGTCGAACTGTTGACGATGGTTTTGGCGAGCGCGAACGCGCCGCATTGGTAGGGCGCCAGGATTTTGGCCTGCGCGATCACGTTGTCGAGGATCGTTGAGTTGACTTGCACCAACGCATTGTTGAGCGCCACGATGTTCTGCGTCGTCTGGATGATGCTGGAATTGATGGACTGCTGATTGCAGCCGGCGAGCGAGAGGGCAAGCGCGGCGATGGTGAGGATTTTGCGCATTGGAGGTCTCCTACAGGTTGAGGGCTTTCAAATCGGCAACGTAGCGGGCGCACGCATGGTCGGAAATAACGTCACCCGTCGATTGGCCGATCATGATCGTTTTGCAGCCGTGATGATAGGGGAGCGTCGGAACCCACGGCACGGCGTCGTTTCGCCGGGCATAGTTGACGGCCTCGACGCCGCGCTTCAGCAGACGTCCAAAATATGGGTTGACGAACGCTGCGCGGGGCGACGCTATCCCGACAAACCGAAACGGCTGCTTCGGCCTGTGGATCGCATGCAGCGCCGCTAGATCGGCCGCCACCGCCGCCCACATGCTATGCCCGGTGTAGGTGGCTAGGCCCGTCGTGCGCAGCTTGGGCGACAAATCGGCCCATACCTCAAGCGCCGCCCGCGCGAAGCCGCCGTGCATCGGGCCGATGCCAGGAACCCAGATCGGCCAGAAATCCAGATCGCGGACCCAGTTAAGCGCGTCCTTTGTGCCGGGACCAGCGATGACAATTTCATCGCCGCGCGGATCGTAATCGACGCTGACGCCGAGCGCGAGGATGCGGGACTGCGGGCCTCGATAGGAGAGGCTGGCGATCTCGGCGAGAGCGGCGTGCGAAATCATCGTGCGGCCCTACTTGAGTGGCGCGGTTTCGACACGGACAGGCGCGTTGGCTGCGCTCGCCGCGACGACCTTGAGGCCGTTGTCGGTGTTGTTCACGGCGGCGATGACCGCAATCGCCGAAAGTTGCCGAGCCTTGTACCACGTCAGCACCGCACCCGCGCCGCCGATGACCACCGTGACAAGCATGTTCACGAAGTTGGCTTGATCCGATACCGGCACAACGCCGACTTTCACAGCCCACACGCCTGCGCCGCCCAGCACTGCCGCAAGGATCGTGGTAAGCGTGCTTTTGAGTTGAGGGTCCATGCCGGCCTCCCTATGCGGTGATGTGCTTGACCGCCCACATGACGGCCTCTTCGATCTTGGTCTTGGCGAGCGCGATTTCGCGGCTGTTGCCCATGCCGGCGATGAGATCGTGGAACTTCAGCCCCTCGTCCTTGATCGCCTGCATATTGGCCTTCTCGGCGTCGGATAGGACGCGGCAGGCGTGGCGCATCGTATTGTTGACGGTGCGCGCGTCGGAAGTGCTATCGACAGATGCCATCTTGGTTCACCTTTCATGTTGCGCAGATACCGCCGCGCTCGGATTCAGTTGCCGCCGCTGAGCGCACCTTGGACAACGCGCTTGACGATCCCGCCTAGCACGTCTCGTCGCACTTCTGATGGCGAGATGATTTTCCCGTTGATCCTGACCCCATCGTAACCGCGAATGATGGCGTCTTCGATCTCGACCACCGCATTGGCGACGACGCCATCGACCGTCGCAGGATCGCGGGCGAGCGTCATCGCGGCGATCTGGTCCTGGGCTGTCTTGAGTTGGGCGCGCAGGTCCCAAATCTCATCAGCCTGGTCGTTTTCCACTTGGTAAGTCACAGATCAGTCTCCGTCGCCAGTTCCCTTGAGAACATACGCCACAACGCCCAAAACCGCCAAGCCTACGCAAGCCACGATCAGGCCGTAGTAGGCTATGTCTCTCATGGCTTCTTCGCCAGCGCCGTCTCAATAGCCGCCCACGACGCCGGCCCGATCAGCCCGTCCACGCCGACGCCGAGCGCCGCCTGGGCTTTCTTGAGCGCCTGCGTCGTCAAGCCGCCCATGCCGCCGTCGATGTCGAGTTCATTGCCCGCATCATCCGTGTAGCCGAGCTTGTTGAGGTCGGCCTGCAACGCCGCAATCGAGTGCGCCGCGTAGCCGCTGTTCGTCTCGTGCGCGATGACGTCGCCCGGCTCGCTGCGAGCCGCGCCATTGTGGCTCGGCTCGGGCGGGACGAACGGCGGCGCGACGACCTCCGAAGGCCCCGGCAGGCCGTGCAACGCGAACGGTGGCAGGGGGCCGTCGCCGAAAGCGTCATAGGCCGCTTTGACGTAGCCGATAAAGGTGAGCCACACGGGCGATCCGACCGGACTGCAATCGACGTGGCCGCCGCCAGCCGCGCCGAGGTCATGATGTTGCGCAATGCCGCGCCCTTGGCCTCCGCGCGCCCAAACCGGAGGGATGGCATAGGCTCGACAGACTCGGGCCACGATCAGCGCCGCCGCCCTCCAGCGCGCATCGGGGATACCGTCAGCGGTAACGCCGGGTATTTCCATCGACGGACCTCTAGCATTGAACGCGCACTCGGCCCAGGCTTTGAAATTGAGCGGGACAAGCTGATAAACCAGCGTTCCGTCCTCGTTCATGAACAGATGGACGCTGGCCTGCACCTTGCCGCTGCACAGCCACGCGACGCCACCCGCTGACTCGCCTTCGGAGATGTGGACGAAGAAAACGTCGTGCGAGATCGGCGTCGGCGAGTATGCCGAAGTCGGTGTTTGCAGGACGCGCGGCATTGCGATTGTCATTTGACGACCTCACAGATTGATCGGCGTGGGCGACGATTCGCCATCAAAAGAATTCCTCAATTTCTACGCAGCCATACCCGCCTTGGCCGCCGTTCCCAGCCACGCCGCCGTTGACCATATCGCCGCCACCACCACCGCCGCCGCCGCATGATCCGCCGTTGCCGCCGTTGCCCGCTGACCCTGATGCGCCGGAACCGCCGCCTCCGCCACCCGTACCGCCAATCGTCATAGGACCAGAGCCAAGTCCGTTCGTACCCGAGTTGCCGCTGGTGTTGGCCGCGCCACCTGTCCCGCCGACAGTCCCGTTGCCGCCAGCGCCATTTTGCGTACCGCCATTACCACCTGCGTTTGTACCGCTAGCCGCCGTGAGGCCTCCACCGGACCCTCCGCCGGACCCTCCGCAAACACCGACACCGCCGTTAGTAGCGACGCCTAACGTGGTTGTTCCGCCGCCACCACCGGCACCTCCAACAGCTGAGGCATTGACGCCAATGACACCACCGCCGCCGCCACCGGCTGAAAGGCCCCCCGTACCACCAACAGCGGACGTGGAACTCGCACCACCGCCCCAACCCGAACCACCGCCGCCGCCGCTGGCTGTAGCCGCCAACTGCCCGCCAGCCCCGCCACCGCCGCCGCTAGCTTTGCCGAATGACCCGCTGACGAATGACGACAAAGCACCAACAGCGCCGTTTCCTCCGGCAGTCGTGTTTGCGGTCGGCGCGACGCCATTGTTGGCGCTTCCGCCAACTGTGACCGTCGCCGAACCGCCAACATACGAGGCGCTATAGTCAGAGAAGGTACAACCGCCACCTCCACCTCCACCTCCACCGCTTGAAGCCACAGCAGTGAGTTCCATACTCCCGGAACCGCCGCCGCCTCCCTGACCCCACTCATATACTCGAACAAGTTTCATCCCTGTAGTGGGCGTATAGGTCTGGTTGACGCCGGCAAAAACCACATTGAGGGTAGCGCCCGTCAACCCGCATCCAGTCACAGCGGCACTGTTGCTCGGGAGCGCCGTGTAGGAGCCAGCCGTGGCGAGCGTTAACGCCCCGGCTAACGCATTGGCCGTGACGGTTCCGCTAAACTGCGCGGCGGTCGAAAATGTACCGCCCGAGACCGTGACCGTGCAGGCTCCGTTGGTGCCGCCCGTTCCGCCTGCAACCACAGTCGCGGCTGATGATGCTCCCAGATAATTGAAAAGCACGATATTCGTTGTAGGGACCGTAGGCGCGCAGGCGGTTCCCGCGTCCGTCACGCCCGGACCCCACATCAAGCAATCGCCTGTCGTGACGGCTCCATTCACGCTCGGGAGGCCGCTCGCCGTGTTGATGTTGTTCGCTACCGCCGCAACGATGCCGGCCCCTGTCGTAGTCGTAGCGGGAGCCACACCGGCCCCGCCGCCGATGACAAGAGCGTTCGCAGCCAAAGCCGCGCTCGACGCCCAACCCGTCGCTGAGTTGAAATAGGGAATGCCGCCGCTCGTGCCGGCGATGGTCAGCGCGAAAGTCCCTGACGTCGTGATGGGGCTTCCCGCGACGGAGAGGATGCCGCCCGTGAACGTCAAGCCCGCACTTGTGACCGTGCCGGCTCCGCCCGCCGCCTGGCACGCTAGGAGGCCGCTGGAGTTGTAGATGATGTCTCCATTGGGGCACGTACCCGTGATGGGCGCACCGACAGTAATTCCGCCACCCGCACCCGGCACGATCTGCGCCGCCGCAGGCCCGACGCCGAGCAGCGCCGCGAGGATGGTGGTGGAGGCGAGTAGGTTTTTCATGAAATTTCCAATCATCGACAGTACCAAACGCCGCCATACGCCTCAGCACTGACCATCTGCCCCGCCAGCACGGAAGCAGGACAGGCCGCGCCCACCGTTCCGCTGCCTGACGCCCACGTCACCGTGACGGCGTTTTGAAACAGGAAGCTGAATTTCTGTCCGTTTGCCGCGATGGACGGGAAGGTTGCAGGTGCCGTTGTTGTGTTGCTGCATGCGACCGAACCGGCATTGCCCGACTGTGGTGTGGAAGAGCAGGCGCTGACGTTCACGGTCGCGTCCACTGTAGGGCCAGTTGTTGAAACCACGCATGTATTAAATTGGCCGCAGCGCGTGCCGTTGCCACCCATGCTGACGATGCCATTTAGGTAGAACTGACCCTGAAAAACGTTGCTTCCCGAGAACGAATTTCCGAACGGCTCGACTGCCGTTTGCCCGTTGGAGGTCGCGAACTGCCACGACGCGCCGAAGTCGTTCATGTTGTAGCCGAGATAGCCGACGTTATCGCCGACGAAGTTGGGCAGGGAGTTGCCGGAATTTAAGCCGATTTCATACCGTCCCGTCGCCAACTCCAAGCGCCGGTCGAGGCCGTTTAGCACCATGCCCGTGATGATATGCGCTTGATTGGCGTTGGTAGACGTTCCCAGCAACGGGACCGCGCAGGACTGCGTGCTGCCCCCCGAAATCAGCGTCCCTACCGACGATCCATCAATCTGGATGCAGACGCTGTTTACGTCATGCTCGCTGATGTAGTTATCAACCTTAATGTTCGTCAGCGTCGTCCACGACGCGAGTGCTCCAATGTAAAAGCCCGTCTCGTGATCGTAGGAGAAGCAATCGACACATACGTTAGCTTCTCCATCCGTCCACGAGTGGCCGTATCCGCTGCGTTTGGAAGCGTCGAGATAGACGTTGCCACCTGTCGAATAGGCAATCGGCGTCGTCGTGATAGCCACGCCGGCTGCGGTCGCCGTCATCTTGTTGCTGATGCAAACGGCGTTCTGCCGGGGAATGACGGCGGTCACGGTGGAGGCGGCGGGGATATTCGTCCCGCTGATATTATCGCCGACGCCTATACCTGCGGTCCCGGTCATGCCTTCAAGGCAATAGGACGTGTTCGTCGTCGCGCCCGTATAAGTGCTGGTTCCCGCCGAATTACTGGCGGCGAGGTCGATATAAGTTGCGCCGTCCGTGGCGGCGACGGTCCAAGTATTGTTCGCCGAACCTGCGCCGACTGTCGCCGCAACATAAACCGTATCGCCGACGACGACCTGAGATGCGAAAGACGTGCTGACCCGCCACAAGCCCGCACCATTGTCGGCAACGCCAGTGATCGCCCCTGACGCGAACTGGTTGGCTCCGCCCGTCGCAAACGGAAAGCAGTGCAAATCTAGGTAATGCGAAATGTCGTGCGAATTGTTCGTGTTAGTACATTGCGTCGCGTCGATATTCAGGTGCGACCATCGCCCCCGCGCGCCACCTTGCGAATTGACGCCGACGCTGTGTCCGACGATGAGCAAATCTTGCAATTCAACGTCCGACGATCCAACGTAAACACCCGTCCCTAAAAACGCCTGCTGGACATTAATGTTCTGCCGGATCGTCGTCGTCGAGATGATTGAATTGGCGACTGCCGCGTTGACGACGTTGCAGCCGTAGAAGCCGGCATTTCGCTGCGGAGAGACTGTGCCAAACCCCGAGGTCAGGAAGGTATAAGGCAACTGGCCGTAGGTCATGCCAGACGGCGGAATACCGGAGAGCGCCTTCGGACAGACCAGTTTCACGTTCGAGGGGATGGACAGAACGGAGTAGAGCGACCCGAGCCCCGTGCTGGTCTGCGTCTGCGTTCCCGTCAAAGCCGTAAGGACGACAAGGCTGCTCGATCCCGCCGAACTGACGCTCCAAGTCCCATTAAGCTGCGCCAGCGGTGCCGCGAAACCTGTCAGCGTGATCGCGCTTCCGGCCTGAAAAAGCGTGTTGGCGTTCGGGATGAGAAGCGTGAAACCCGATGTGTTGAACAGGGCCGCCGTGGGCTGCTGGCCTGCGATGATCGCCGGGTTGAGCGCATACTGGTGCGGGCCGACGAGGACCGTTCCGCCCCCGCTCGCCCCTACCGCGTTCAAGAGGGTCTGTGCCGTAGGCGTGTCGTCGGTCAAGCCGTTCGCGTGAATGCCAAGGGCGTCGTCAATACTGACGATGCGTCCAAGAATCGTCGATAACGTAGACGCTAAGCTGCCTCTAGCTGGCGTGGCCATCAGAGCCGATAGACTGCCAGTCGCGTTTCCGGTTCCACCAGACGTGACATCCAGCGGCGTTGTAAGCGCCTGCGGAACGGCAACCGTTATTGGAACGGTGAACGTCCAGTTTCCTCTTACTGTTTGTGGCATCGTCAGCAAATTATTGATCGCTGAGAAGGAGAGGCTCCCGACGGTCGTTTTTCTCGGGTTGCCGTTTTGAACAAGATAAAGCAGTTCCGACCCGCTGAGCGGCGTCGAAGCGAACGGCATGTTCGTGACGGTGCTGGGCGCTTGCTGAGCGAACACCGGCGCCATGGAGGCCATAAGGGCTAGGAGTGCCGTCCTCAGTCGACCCATATGTAACCCCCTCCATCCTGAAGGACCGGGCAGTTCGACTTCTCCTGAAGCCAGATCGGATGATAGCGTCCCGAGACGTAGGCGTTGAAAGTGGCGAGAAGATTGTGGGAACCATTAAACGCCTGCATGACGCTGAGCGGCACCGGATAGTACTGCGTCGGCTGCGTGGCGTACCAGACGACCGACAGGATCTGCGTCTGCTGGTCATAGGCGACCGACGTGATCGGCACTGGCCCGCTGACCGCCCAACCGGCCGTGAAGGAGGGGCATGGAAAGTACTGCGCCTGCGCGGGCGCGCAAGACAAAAGCAAAACGATCAAAACGGATTTCAGCACGTCACTGCCCCGTCACTGCCCCGTCACTTGCGCTGTAATCGTCTGATTAGCGACAAACGTCGCACCTGACGTCGCTAACCCAAGATCGATCTGATCCAGTGGCGCGATCACCACGCCCGAGTTGTTGATGTTACACCCCGTCGCTGTGCTCGTCCAGGTGCAAGAGCCGACAGAATTCCAGCCCAGATAGGCGCTTCCACTCCATTGGTTCGTGTAGATGATGGCCGTGTATGTGTCCACTCCCGGCGCGATTGAGCTTCTGATCGAGCCACCGGAAATCATTCCGTAAACCCCGGCGAGCGCCGACACTGTTTGTGTCGCAGAGATGTTGCCGGGAGCCAAATAGCGAGGCGTCGTCAGGCCGCCAACCTGCAAAGTCGAGAACGCCACGATCGCCGTGGACGAGTAGAGCGAAATCGACCCGGTATTCGGCGTGGTCATAATCTTGGATGGCCCCCACGGCTCGCCGATCTTCACGCTCCCCGCACCATCTCCGAAGTGCAGGTCTGAGACATTATTAGATGAGGTGAGCTTAGTGACTGAATCGTTAATCGCCGGATTGACTGCGCCACTACCAAAGTATGCGCCTATGCCTTTGCCGGCCGTAGAACCAAGAGATGGAATGGCGTTTGGCCCGGTGAAAGAAGCGAATAAGTGTACGAAATCGGTGTACTGACAGCCGATGCACACCATTCCGTAGTTTCTGTTCGTATCTACGATCCCGTGCAGAATGTGATCTAGCTGGCCGTTCATATCCAACATCCCGGTTTCAAACCCGAGTGTCCAAAAATCGTAAGTATTGCCACCATTGGCGTAGGTGCGACTATCACCTTCAATATAAAGTCCAGTTGCGCCGTAAGCCGATGCGTGATGCGTGAAGCCGGTGCCGATAAGTTTGTCGAAAACCGTGTTGTTAACCCCTGACAATTTGGCAAAAGCGGTCAAGATTGCAGCGTTTACGTTAAAACTCCGGATGTTTTCTTCCGTAGTCGTTCCGATCGAGGCAAGTACCTCAAGCCCGACTGGGGCTTCGCCGATGGTGACGTTCTCGATCGTCCCGCCATTGGCCTGATCGTCGGTCACTACACCAAAAGCCGCGTCCACAAACGCGCCGGCAAGCGCGCCGCCATAAGTGACGTTGAGGCTCGCCCCGAAGGCGGCCGGTGCTTTTGGATCGAAAGGCGCGAGCGGAGAGCCGGGATTCAACTGGTAGAGCCCCGGAGCATCGATCGTCACACCCGTTATCGCCCCTGCTGTAGTCGTCAAACCTAGCGTCGTCGGAGCACCATCCACACCCAACAACACCGCTTCGTCACTACCCCAGCCTGTCCCGCCACTGCCGACCGCGATGGCTGTCACGGTCCAAGGGATCGGGTCCGCCAAAGTGATCGTATTGCCGCCCACATTCACGGAAGTAACCTTGCTCGTCCAGTAAGCTCCACTGGCGAGCTGCACCGTGGCGATCATGTTGGCTTGGAACGTCGCCGCGCTCACGACAGGGAGGATGTTGACGCCCGACGCGACGCCCGACGAAAGCGTCGTCGTCTGCATCGTAATCAAAGTCGGATCGCTAAAAAGGCAGTTTCTGATCTGAGACGCAAAACCTGTTTTCTTCACTATCCACAGCGCGCCGGGCGCGGCGTTGAGCAAGGAATTGTTGCAATCCAGAACCTGCCGACTGGTGAGAACGAGGTTCCCCACGAGGCAGGTTTTACCGGCCGGAAGGACAATAAGCGTAGAGGCCGTGATGGCGGCGTCGAAAGCCGCCGTGTCAACCGTGCTGCCGTCGCAAACCCCACCGTATCGCGGTTCGGTCGGAGACACTTGATTTACGCCAAGATTTGTCGCCGCCGCCCCCGGCCCCAGATCCCCCGAAGGGATCGTCGGGGAGCAGGTGATCGGATTACTGGTCGTGTGGCCGTACGGGTAGCCTGTGCAGCCAATCGACGGCAGATAGGTCGAGCCGGCGGCGAGCGCCGGTTTCGGCGCGATTGACGCCAACACCACGACAAGCGGCGCGTAGAGAATGGCGTTCTTTAGGCTACGCATAGAAACCCCTGATTATTCCAAATCAGACCGGACCCGGCGCCAGGATTAGAAGTCGGGTAGGCCGCGCCGTTAAGAGAGAATTGGATCTGAATCCACGCCCCCGTCAAAGAAAAGTACGGAACGATCACCGACGTCCCATTGTCCACGTAAGAACCGCTCGACTGATAGAAATAGAAAGACTGGCCGCCGTCGTTCGGCGCCACCGCTCCAAGAACGAAGGCGACCGAACTGGCGACGCCGGTGAAAGTTCGGAGTTGCGCCAGATTGAAAACCACCTGCGGGAACGTGTTGAGATTGTCGCCGCTGACCGCGCCGACGCCGTTCTGAAAATTTGCAGGCGCCGGATTGGCCATGGCTTACGGGCCCACGTTCGGGGTGACAGTGACGTGGCTTCCGCCGGAGTTGTTCACAACGCCGCTTCCGCATCCGTCAAACATATTCTGCGTGGCTTGCAAGTAATCCAAGCCGTTAGAAAATAAAACGGCCACCTCGCTGAGCGTGTTTCCTGAACTTAGGCAGAAGAAGTTATTCGCTATGCTGATTTGACCGGATAGATGTCCCGCCCCTGGCGTGTTGACGCCTATGTCGGCTCCGCCGCTATTTCCCAAATTGTTGTTAAATAGCGAAGCTCCCGAGATATTTAAGCCCTGTATTTCGGCCTCTATGCCAGCGTGTTGACCCGAATCGAATTGACCGCCTTTAATTTGGACGCCGGAAGTTTGAGAGAAAATACCATTTCTCAAAAACATGGCGTCGTTGCAACCGCCGTAGAGACTGGCTTCAAAACAATGGAAATAGGAGTCTGTGATGCTCAGATGTTGAAAATCCTGAGCGTCGAAAAGATTTCCGCCTGCCCCCTCCCCCTGAATGTCAAACGCCTGCAAAAACGCAGGACACGCCGATATGTCAGCGGCGCCGCCACCCGTGCAGTCGATCTTGATGACGTTGTTTGTGTTCTCAAAAGTGATGTCTTGTAACTCCAGCGTGTCGCTAAAGGCGTGCCACCAAATTCCGGTAAAGAGTTTATGCCCGGCTTGGATAGTGGCTGATCCGCCACCGAATACTTTTCGGACAAGCACGGCGTCCTGCCGAGTGTGCGGAGCCGTGCTAGACTTTGAAGAAGCGCCTGTACCCATAAATTCGAGTGCGCCGGGACTGTCTTGGAGCACTTGATCCAAGAACATAAAATCAATCTTGCTGTGGATGCCGCCTACCAGTTTTATTTGCTGATAAGCCAGCCACGAATAGATGTTTTCAAAATTCATGAACTCGCCATAAGACGCTTGTATAAGCGGGTATTTGCAAGATACGCTCCCGTCGCGGAGACCGTTGAAGGGGGCGTTGTAAAACGCAATGTCTCTCACTCCACCACCGTACACATAATTCTGTGTGGCGTCGGAGTAGAAATTAAGTATGGGTCCCGTACAATTATTGTCCGAGAAAATGTAAGTGTTGGCGTTAGCCGTGTATCCATTTCCCGCGCCCTGACCTTTGAAATAAAGACCGGCGCAACTGGCGGGGACGTTAACGCCGAATTTGATATAGTAGTTAGCCCTGGTGAATATGAGCGTTCCGGCGTTGTTTCCAGTGTGGCTGTTCGCCGTGGAGCAAGCGTAATTTATGGCGCTCTGAATGCAGGCGTCGTTCGGTATCGTGCCCGTCAATTGCGCGAACGGGCAGAATGTTGGAGAGATCTGAATGCTGTCCGTCGCCTGCGGGTCAAGCGGATCGAACGCCGCGCGAGCGAAATCCATTGACGACAGAGATGTTCCTGCCAAAAGAAGCGCGGCCAACGCAAGATTTTTAGCGACAGGCTTCATACGATCACCCAATTCGACACGCCATCCGTGCGATAGCTACGCGACGCGCCGTTCTGCTGAATTATGTCCGAGGGATTCGAGTCTATCGTGCTCGCCGTCGAAGTCACCGTGATCGGGTAGCTCGCCGACGTGTAATTCCCGTCTTTCACAGTCATCGTCGTCCCCGCCGTCAAGATGTTCGCCGCTGGGAGCACTTCCGTTTTGCCCGACGTGACCGTGGATTTCCAAACGATCGTTGAGTCCACTGAACGCGCTACGTCGCTCGTTCCTGCGGTGACGTACCGAAACGTCGATACCCCAGCGGAGTTGTCGTTAAGACGCAGCCAGGCCCCATAGCCGACCGTTCCGTACGGAACGATGACCGTCACCCCGTTGCTCGTCGCGGTGGATGTGGAGTTCCACCAGAAAAAACCTTGACCGCCGTCACCCGTCGAGGTGTAACCGCCGAGATAGACGACTTGGCCGTTCCATGCGCCGGGGAAAAGTTGAAGCTGCGCCAACAGCACGCCGCCTTGAACGAACGTGTTGAGGTTGTCGCCGTTTACCGCGCCGACGCCGTCCGCGTAATTGGTGAGCGCCGGAGCAGCCATTTAGACCATCCACTTGAACGTGAAGGGTTGCGCCGAGGCGCTGCAATAAATCGAGATGGGGTCGGTCGTGCAGACTGTGCCGTTCGAATAATAGGAGCCGCCGCCGGCGCCGAGCAGAATGCCGGAGACCGCCGAGCCGAAGAACGGATTGGCGCAGCCGTAAGGGTCGAGGCCCGTGTTGGCGATAAAGACATAGGGCGCGATCACGTAGCCGGCGCCGGGGTCGTCGATGACGATCGAAGTGACGACGCCGGAGGTCAGGACAGCGTGCGCGATGGCCGTTCGACCCTTCACTTGCGTCGAGGTCGGCCCGTCGCCGCCCGGCTGATTAAGCCCGAGATACTTCATGTTCCCGGCATGACCGCCACCGGCGAAGCGCACGACGGGCGGGTAGGTGAAGCCGAAACCGCCGTTCGTCACAGTAATCGCGGAGATCGTCCCGCTGGAGAGCGCGGCGGTGGCGCGCGCTGATCCAAACTCAACGTACATCGAATTCGCGGACGAGAGGTTCTGAATGACGAAATGCGAGCAGCTCGGCACCATCGGCCGGATAAGCTGCGGCGTGCCGCCCGTCGTAATCGTGCCCGAGGCGTCATAGAATGGGTCGGAGTTCGTCTGTGTTTTCGTGCCGGGGATGTACACGTCGAACTCCTGGTTTTATGTCAGGTCGTGGCCTGTTTATCGACCGTTCCGGCGGGTTTCGAGGTAGGCCACCGGAATGACCGTGAAGATAGCATAGGCGATCAAAACCTCCAAGGACGCGGGGGTTTGCTGGATAATCGCCATAATCGCCAGCACGAACGCTCCCAGAAGCGCCAGCAAAAGCAGGGCGCGCGCCGAGAGCGTGTAGCCGAGCGCTTTGAACGCGGCCACGAGATCAGGCGTTGAAGAGGTCGGAGCCGGGGGGCTCTCCGTTGAGGATGGGATCGGGCGCGGCCTTGTCCTTTGGGGGACGTCCTCGACGCTCAGTCTTCGCACCGCTCCCGTGGAATCCTCGTTGAATTGCGTCAAAGGCGCTCTCCTCTTTCACTTTCGGAACCAGGGTCGGTCTGATTTTGGCGTATGCCATCGCCGAGTCAAAGGCTTTGACGGCCTCGGCTGGCGTGGCATCGATCTTCTCGGGCTTTATTTCGCCGAGCCCAGCCTGCTCCAACAGCTTGGCGACGGCGGTGTCTAGGGCTGCGAGGAGATCGGTCATGGCGCCCTCGCTCTTGTGCTCATGTATTCGTGGACGCTTAAGCCGGTCAGCATGCCAAAGGCGCCGCTGGCGAGCGGATAGATAACCATGTGGCGTATCCTATCGGCCCAGTCGGCTTCTTTATACTTCTGCTTGATTTCTGCAATTTTCTGATTGGCTTCGTCCAATTCGATCTTCGTGATGTAGCCTTTCTTGTGAAGGGCCTCCACGGCGGACTGCGCTTGAGCAGGCACTTCGCGAGGCGCGATGCTCTTGAGTGACGACTCAAACTCTTCGAAGTCCCTTTTCTGCGTGACTGCTTTTGTTTTCTCGGAAGCCAAAGATTTTATGTTGGCTTCCGTTTCGTCCCTAGCCGCTTTCGGGCCGGCCGCTTTCTCTTTCAATCGCGCGGCGTCGGCAGCAGCTTTGGCGTCGGCGCCTTTGGCGACGTCTTTAGGGCTGACCTCTTCAAGGCGAGTAAACACGCCGCCCGGCTGAATCTTCTTGGATCTTTCGAGAACGGATCGGCGATCTCCGGCAATTCCTTCGAGCGCGATTCTCTGGGCTTCGGCTTTTTTAGCCGCGTCATTAGCGGTCTTCGCTCCGGTCTCGGCTGTTTTGACCGTTTCCCCGGCGCTCGCCAGTTTGTCACGCATTCCCTCGTATTTGCCGTAAAGACCCAATTTCCTCAGCGTGGGCTCGTTCTTTTCCATGAACGACGTCACGGATTTTACTGTCGGCACGTTCCGTCCGTCCAACCCGAAAAGTTGGCGATTCAGATACTTTTCGGTCGCGCCGACGATCTCTTTATTATCGCGAGCAAGAACCGCGAGCGCATCCGACCCAGCGTTCGACTGGTTCAAAATTTCGTTGACGACCCGGCCTTCGTTCATGGCGAAACGACCGGAAAAGTCCTGCGTCTTGGTGATTTTGCCAAGCGCTTCCTTTGGCAAAAACTCGTCTAGCGGCCCGCGCGAATTGTCGCGCCACGCTTTCACGGCCTCGTTATATGGAGGGTGCGCCTCGCCAGTCGCGTCCTCCAACGCTCTGAGCACCGTTCGAATATGGTGTTGCGCAGCGGAAGCGTCGGCCGAGCCTCCTTCGACCGCCATCGTCCGACTTCGCATCGCGGTGTTCAAAACTTTGCGAAGCGAATCAGCGCGTTCGACGGTCAAACCGCTTTTATCGACAATCTGCCATGCGCCCTCTTCGTCGCGCGCCCAAGTCTGAACTTGCTTGCGGACTTCGTTCGTGATGGCTTCGACACTTCGGTCTGCGCTACTGGCCTCAATTTGGTCGAGCGCTTTCATGACCCCATCGTTCTTCACGACAGGCCCAGGCGGCGCAGACTTCATGGCGCCTTTGAAATCGGCGGCGGCCTCACGCGCCTCTTCGGCCTTGGTCTCAAGATCGTCGGCGGCTTTTTGCACCAGCGCGCCAAATTCCTCTTTCGGCATCTGCGGGTTCTTGGTGAACGCTGTTGCAATCTCTTGCGCGGCGTTCTTAGCCTCTAAGACTTTCTGCTCTTGCTCGACGGCGTAGCCCTTGGCCTGTTCCGCTGTGGCTCCGGCCTCTTTGGCCTGACTTTCGGCTTGATACACGCGCTCGCGCGCCCGCGCAGTGACGCCCTCACGCAGCTTTTCGAGGGCTTTCGGATCGGTCGCTTGACGATCATCTCGACCTTTAGCGGCGCGAACCTGATCACGCTCCGCGAGCTGCGCCTGCGCGTCCGTGATTTTCTTCAGGTCGTCTTCGTGTTTCGCCAGCTTCGCCTTTTCGCCAAACCGCTCCAATGCAGCGATATGCGCCGCGCGATCCTGATCGCTGATCGCTTCGCCCGTCTTGGCGTTGACGCCGGTACGAAGTTCTTCGGCCATCTTGTCGGCTTCTTTGCCGGCGGCTCCGTAAATGATTCGTCCGAGACGAGTTCCTTCACCGATAAGTGCGCTTCCAGCAGCGCCGGCAAGCGGTATCCCACCACCAAGGAGTCCGCCGACCAGCCCGCTCTCCGCCATGCCAAGCCCTTTACCAGCCCAGCGTTCGCCCATCGTCGTGTCGCCATCCTTGCCGATCGGGTTGGAGCTAGAGGCCAAAGCGCCTGTCAACCCGGCGGTCCCGGCTGCTTTGCCCGCCGGCAATGCGGCAGCTTTCATCGCTTGGGTGAACGATGTGGCGCCCTCTATCGCTTTTGCACCGGCCTTGATTCCTCCGAACACTTCTCCGACAGGAGCCAACATGGGGGCGATATTTCCCGCGACGCGCGCCGCCGGATCGCCCGTCTTGTCCAGATACTCGTTGGCCTTCTCGGCGTAACCGCCCAACGGGTTCGGCAAAAGAGACGCCGGGCCGGTAAAGTCCTGAGCGACACCGGCCGCGAAGCCCTTGGCGGTCTCCGTCTCGGCCTGCTGCTCTTCGGCGTTCAATTTCGGATCGGCGAACACCGGCATCCCGGTCGTCGGATCGACGCCGATCACTTCCGGCGCGGGCGCGTCTGGCTTCTTTTCCTCTACGCTGGGATGATAAACGCCGTCCTTATCGGTGAAAGCGCCCTGCTTCAACGGCTCCTTGGAGTTATAGTCGAGCTTCATGCCCGGCAACAACGGCGGCAGTTTCGTCGACACGTCCAGTTTCATGCCCGGCAACAACGGCGGCAGTTTCACCTCCTCCAGCGACGTCTGCGCGCCAGCGGACGCAGTCATCTGATCCGAGAAGCCGCGCACGGCGGTCGGAACCCCCGACGCCTTGTCAAACGAGTCGATGGCCTTCATTTCTCCGGCGGCGGGTCCGGCCATGCTCGCCGCCGGCCCGCCGAACGTCTTCGTCATCAGCGCATAAACCTGCTGAAGCGAGCGTGGCTGGCCGCCTTTGTCGTGAAAAATAGTCGGATTGTATTGTGCCTCGGTCGGGAATAGCGCCGCTGCGTTGGCGTTCGGATTAGCCTGCATCTGCTTCAGAAACTTCGGCCCGCCACCCGTTCCGAGGAAGTGCAGCATGAACATATTCGGCATCGACGGTTGAATACCGTTCATCGTCAGAACGTTGACGTAGTCCTTGCTAATCGCGCGCATCGCGAGGTCTTGCTTGGCCCCGTCCCAAATGTCCTGCGGCTGCAACCCCAATTCGGGATGCTCCTTCGCCACGCCCGCCCATGTCGCGGGAGTGAACTGATAGCGCCCGTTCGCCACGCCGGACGATGCCTTATCGTTGCCGCCGCTCTCGTGCGTGCGGACAAGTTGCATGAACTGGTCGACGCTACCGGGCTGCTGCTGCTGCTGTGCTTGCGGCTGCGGAGCCGATGCGGGCAGGCCGGGGGACTGCGCGGGCGCGGCCGTGGCGGCAGGAGGCTTCGGGGCTCCCGGCGCGATCATAGACCCAACGACGCTTTTCGGCGCGGCGGGAGGCTGTGGCGCGGGCGTTCCGCCGAGATACGGCTGCGTCAGCGGGTCGGTCTGGGTGAAGGGATCGGGCATCACTGGCCTTCGACGGGAGAGCCGTCTTCATAGACCCACTTGCCGTCTTTCACCCCTATGGGCTTGCCGTTGTACTCACCCTTGCGCTCAAAGCCTCCACCGCCAGATGCGGTTGCAGCGGGCTGCTCTACCGGCGCCGGACCTGTCGGATCGGTGACGACCTTCCCGCCAAAATGCACCGGGCCTTTAACGGTGGGTTGAAGAACCTTCGGATCGACGTGATAGGACTCCAAATCCTCCGGCGACAGGCCTGTGATGACCTGAAGTTCCTGCGGCTCCAACGCCGAACGGTATTTGTTGAGCGTCGAGACAATGGCCCCGCCGACGAGTGTCCGCACCGCGTCGATGTTGCCGCGAAGCTGTTCTTTCGACAAGCCAGGATCGAAATTCTTCTTGATCTCTTCACGGTCGCCAAGAGCGCCTGCCGCACCCGTGCCGGTGGCCGCCTTGACCATTTCATCGCCGACAAGCTGGAGCGCCGCATCATAGGATGTGACGTTCGTATTGCCGGTCTGACGCCCCCACGCCGCCGCCAGCCTGTCGAGAACCTTGAGATCAGAACCGTCGGACAGTTTGCTGACGAGACCGCTGAAAAACTGAAGATGCTGGTTCAGGCGCACGTAGGAGGCGATGGCGTCGCCGTCCTTGCCCGTCGTGATCTTCTCGCGTGCCTTCTTGACGAGGTCGTATTTCGCCTCGTTGAAAGATGGATTGATCTGCTCAGCCTCCTTCATCGCGTCGATCCAGTCCGAGCTCTTGGCGAGCACCGTGTCAGACGGAGACTTGATTTGATAGGCTGCCAATTTCTCCGCCAGGAAGTGCTTGTTCTCCGGCGTGATCGGCGGATAAACGCTACGCCCGTTCGCTGCATATTGCTTGTGAATGTCGAGTTGCGCCTGGTTAGTTTCGTCCGACGACGCGCCGGGATGTTCGGACTTCCAGCGGTCGAACGCCTGCGCCGCCTGGCCCTGAGCGGATTCTTCATCCTTCTTCTGCTTGAACTCCATGTCGTCTCGATGCTTAACGGCATCCTCGTACATTTTGCCGAACGTCTGTGGGGCCGCTGTCGCCAAGATGCCGTAGGCGGCGACCGTATCGCCCTTCGCCATCGCCTCTTTATACTCGGACGATTCCTTGGCTGTGTTCGCCGCCAAAGCCTCACCGGCCTTGGACGCCAGCTTGCCCGTGTCGATTTGGTATTTTTTCAGTTCGAGCGCCTGCCGATCGCGCGTGTTCTGGAGATTTGTTGCCTCGGGGAGTCCACCGTGATCGAGCGCGGAAATCATCGCCGGGTCTTCGAGAGCCTTGGACAACGTGCGGATTTTCGCCTCGGTGGCCCGATCCTGCGCGTCACCCATGCTGCGTGCGAGGTCTTCCTTGTGCTGGACGTTCTTCAGCAGTTCGTCATAGGATCGCTGCTGAAAATTCGCCATCTCCAGTGCGTTCTTCGACTCGGCTTCCCACACTTTGAAGTTCTGGTCGAAAGTCTCCTTGTCCTTCGCTTGAATGCCTTTTAGCGCCGACGCGGCGGCGTTCATGGCGGTCGAGGCGTGGTTTCGCACCTTTGTCGAGGCCAAGGCGGCAAACACCATCGCCATCGACCCCCACGCCTCCATCGGGTCGGTGTTCTTCATTTCTGGTTTCGGCGGTAGATCCAGCTTCGGCGGCGACATCTTCATCGTCGAAGCGTCAAGCGCGGCGATCTTCTTGTTCGCTGCGTCATTGCCCGCGCCGATGCTGCCGACCATCCGCTCGAACATGCCGTTACCCAGATTCGGCTTGCTGTCCGGCTCGGGCGCGGCGGCAGGCGCCGTCGGCGTGAGAGCCTTCGTCGCGCTCGGAGCGTCGATACCGGGAAAGTCGGCCATGTCTTACACCGCCGCAGTCGTCGGGGCCGCCGCAGCGGCGGGCTTGAAGCCGCCCAGCGCGCCGGCAAAGTTGGCGATTGACGAGGACAGTTGATTGTCCTGATTGATCGACGTGTTCATGAGTTGCGTATAAAGCTGCGACGAGAACTGGCTTTCGCTGATGCCCTGGCTGAGCAACTGCGTGGCGATTTGTGCGCCCTGCCCCATTGTCGTCTCGGACAGCTTAGACAAGTCCTGCGCCTCGGCCGACGAGCCGCTCTGGCCGCGCGAGGCGTACTGGGACCGGATCGTCGCCTCGGCGGCCTGGTGCGCCGACTGGAGGCCCGAAGCCACGCCGGGCGGCAGAGTGCCGGAAGTGAGATAGGACTGAAGCTGCGCGCCGCGCGCGGAGTCGGCGGCGGCCTGCGCGGACAGCGTGTCGTAATTCGCTGGCTTCTTGTCGCCCTGAAGCAGATTCGACAGCAAACCGCCGCCCGCAATGAGCGCGCCGGGATTGGCGAGCGCCTTGGAGCCGAGACCGGATAGCGTTGAGCCGATGCCTCCGCCTGCGCTCGTTGTCGCGCCACCAGCGCCTGCCGTCGCCGCTGTCGGAGCCGTGACGCCAGCCGTGCCGGGAGCGCCCGCGCTGAGCGCCGAAGTCGCGGTCGTCGCGCCTTGCCCCGCCGTGCCGCCCGCTACGGCGTCGCTGCCGATACCGCCGCTACCCGCCGCGCCCGTGATGTCGCCGGCCGAAACGCCGCCGCTCGCTGCTGACGCTGGGGCTGCTCCGCCCGCCGCGCCGCCAACACCGCCCGCCGCACCTGCCGACGGCGCAGAAGTCAAACCGCCTGCCGCCGTTGCGGGTGTGGCGGTTGCGCCGGCTGTTGCCGCGCCGCCTGTCGTGGCTGCGGGCGTCGTGCCGCCGAGCGCCGATGCAGCCCCCGCGCCGCCAGCGAGACCATCCGCCGCGCCGCCGGCAAGCGACGCAAAGGAGCCGCCAATGTCGGTAGCCGATAGACCCGCGCCCGTCGCGGTGGCATCGAGGCCGGGCGCGGCGGCGGAAAGAATGCCCGCTTCGGCGACGTTTTGCGCGCCGATCGTGCCGAGCGCCGCCGTGGTCGCAGCGTCCGCGCCGCCCGCGGCCGCGCCGCCGGCCAACGCCGTCGCGCCTGCATCCGCCGCGCCGGCTCCAGCCGCAGCCGCGCCGGCTCCAGCCGCAGCCCCGCCGAGCCCGAGCGCATCACCGATACCGCCGATCGCACCGCCCGCAGCCGCGCCGGCGCTGGAAAGACTCGCCAAAATCGGGTCGAGGATCGCCTGGATACCCATCAGAGCCTCTTTTCCATCGCCATCCCGGTCGTATCGTAGTCGCAAGACCTCAAAAGATAAAGCAGTTGCGGCGTGGAGATTTTGGTGTCGACATGGATCACGGCAACGCCGCGAGCGCGGAACTCAGCCTCCCAGAACGCGACGAGAGCCCGGCCGGTACTCATGCCGCGATGATCAGGGTGCAGCCACACGATGTCATTGAGCGCCCATGTGTGCGCCTTGTAGTGCGCGTGCGCTTTGACGACCCAAATCGCATAGCCGATCAGCGCGCCTTCCTTGCGAACCGTCATGAAGGTCAACAGCCCGGCCGCACTGGCCTTGGCGTAGAACTCATAGTCGGGATCGAGCGGAATGTCCTTGTGAACGGCCAACTCCAACCAATGCTCGGGCAGCATCGGCTTGATCTCGCCGATGATCTGATCGTAGGTTTCGATAGCGAAGGCGATCTCAGACAACGGCGGCTCCCAATTTCGCTTCCGCGTAGTAGTGTTCCTGCGCATGGCTCTTGATCCACGCCGCCATCTCGTGCTCGTCCTGAAGGTTCGCGTCTTGCAGGTTCGTACTTTGTAGTCCGAGCGCCGAGTTCATGTCGTCGTGAAGCTGGCTGTTGTTCTGGAGGAAGTCGGTGAGGTCGTTCGGATTGATCGGCTCCACCTGATAGTCACCCAGACTGACGTTCAGCGTTTTCCCGATCGCCTTGCGGATGCGATCGTGACTGTCACGATGATGCCAACTCCAGTGCGCCCAGTCCTCCGAAGAGTGCGGGATGTTATTGAGCGCCGGGAGCACTATTCGCCCGTACGATTCGAACGACCACTCGGGCGCGTCGCATCCGGCGAAAGCTGCTCCTCGCTCCCAGGACCCCAGCAACCGGCAGCCCAGCCACCACGCCCATCCCGGTTCCAGCCCGTGCCCTTCCAGTGGGCTGTTCCGTTGCAGGTCTGCGCGGTGAAGCCCTTCGGATTCTCGCCGGCGTCGATCATCTTCTCGAAGTCGAGCCTCGTGTCTTTCCTAGCCATGATCCGCTCCTATTGACCGAAGTAGGCCACCTTGTCGGCGTAGCCTATCACAAGGTTGCCCAGCGTGAAATCCGGCGCGGTGGTCGAGAACCGCAGCGCCGTCGTCACGAAATAGATAGCCCCTGTCGAAGTCCCCCACAGCGGCCAATACGGGTAAGGCGCCGGGAAGTCCGGCTGGATGTTGAACACCGTCGAGGTCGTCAGGCTCTGACCGCTCGGATTCCACGAGCTTTGAATACCGATCCCCGAAGTGACCAACGTGAATGTGCCCGAGACGCCGGCCGATGTCGTCGAATTGTCCTGCGCCTGCATCCAGACAGCGTTGCCCTGCTTCTGGATGAACATTCGATCCGCGCCATATTGCTTCGTGTCGAATCGTTTCGTCAGCTTCACCGACGCCTTGGCGAACAGCGGATAGATGCTCACCCCGTCGGACCCGAACGCGTAATAGGTCGAATTTATCTTCTGCGTCGAGATCGACGTGATCGGAACGGACTGCGAGGTGACAACCCAGTCCTTCTCGTTCCACGTCAGCATGACGTTCCGATTCGTGCCGAGATCGGGGTCTTGCAGCGTCAGCAGCAACAGATAGTGCTTGATGTTGAAAATCGTCGCGATGGCCGACGTCGGAATGATCCCGCCTGCGCTCGGCGGCACGAACAGACCGCCTTGCGAGGCCGGCGTGAAAAGCTGGTCGAGCTTCTGGCTGATCTTCGACGTCGTGCCGCCATAGAGACCGTAGACGCCAGTCGCATTGGCGATGATCGACGAACGCCCGAAATCCTGAAGCGTGTCGCGCCATTCCGCGCCGGCCTGCGGATCGACGTTCTGATAGTTGTAGGCCGTGACGGCAGGCGTCCCCGACGTCGAGACGTTCGAGACGACGCTGACCGACCCGTCTCCGAAGAAATAGAGATAGCCGGATGATTGATGGATGTTGGTGTAGCGCGTCTGAAGAAACGAATCCGTATTGAGCGCCTGCACGCCGCCGTCGGAAGTGGCGAAATCGGTGAATGACCCCGGAGCCGAGACCTGCCACTCGCCGCCCGGCGGTACGATCGACGTCACGCTCGGCGCGGGATCGACGATCCACAGCCGAGACAGATAGGTCTCCATCGCCGAGCCGCTGACACCGTAAGGCATAAGAGACACAGTAGCGTAGGCGGATTTGTTGGCTCCTGCCGAAACCTCGACCGTCGGAGCCGTCGTATAATACTGGCCTGTGCTGGAGACGACGACCTGAGCGATCGACGTCGGCGCAAACAGCACCGTGGCGCCCGCGCCGATCCCGCCGCCACCCGTAAACGTCACTTCAACCGGAGAGGTGTATTCTCCGCCCGCATTGGTGATCGTCACCGATCCAACCTGGTCGCCAACTAAGTTGGCGACGGCAGTCGCCGCCACGCCCGCACTGCCGCCGCCAGAAACCGCTACCGCTGGTGTGCTTGTGTAGCCGGTTCCGTTCGCGATGGGGGTGACGGCTGTTATGACGCCGCCGCTCATCGTGGCGATCGCCGTCGCGCCGGACCCTCCGCCACCAGACACCGTGATCGTCGGAACGGAGGTATAGCCCGCGCCGGGGTTGACGACCGTGTAAGAGGTGACAGCGGTCCCGACCACGTTGGCTCCGACCGTCGCAACGGCTGTCGGGACAGAAACAGTCTGGCCGCCTACGAAAGCAACAGTCGGGGCCGACGTGTAACCAGACCCTCCCGCCGTCATATTCACCGCAGCGACGGATGTCGGGCTCAACACAGCAATGCCGGTGGCTCCCGCGCCTTGTCCGCCGACGAACGTGATGAGCGGAACCGACGTGAAGCCAGAGCCACCATTGACGACCGTCACGCTCGCCACGCCGGACGGAGCCAGCACGGCGACCGCCGCCGCGCCGGCGCCGCCGCTGATCGAAATGACCGGCGCGGATGTATAGCCCAAGCCGGGACTTGTGATTGTGATCGCCGTGACGGAGCCGGAGGTGACGGCGGCCGTCGCCGCCGCGCCGCTGCCTCCGCCGCCGGAAAACGAGACGGTAGCCGTCGTATAGCCTGCACCGGGCGCCGTGATCGTCGCGCCCGAGACGCTGCCTGACGAAAGCTGCGCAGTCAGGATCGGAGCCGTGTCCGATCCTCCACCGCTGAAAGCGATCTGCACGACGTCGCCAATCTCGTAGCCCGAGCCGGGATTCGTGATGTTCATCTCGACGATCTGGCCGCCCGAGATGACGGGCGTGATCTGCATCCCCGAGCCGCCACCCCCGAACACGGCGAGCGTCGGAGCCGTCGTGTAGGAGAAACCGCCCGACAAAATGTTGACGCTGTTCGGCGCGGCGCTGCCGGCGAAATAGAGGATCGACCCGTCCCACGCCCAGAAGTCGTTCGGCGTATTGTTGTTCGAGATCAGAAGATATTGCGTGCCCCACGCCTTCGCGAAGGGAAGGTTCTTCGGCGCCGACGGCAGATAGAATTTCAACGCCGGATTGATTGGCGTCGCAATGTTGGTCGTCGTGTTGATCTGGAGGGCGTTCCCGTTCGTCAGGAACACGATGCAGTAGTAGGTCGTCGCTATGGTGTAGAAGAAATAATTGACGATGGAGCCGTTGAAATAAAACGGCGCTCCGACGTCCCACGCCGTCCGCATATTGCCGTCGCCGAGCCGCAGCCAGTTCTCGATCCAGGTGAACTCGTTGTCCGGCATCGCGATCGGCGACGCCTGCGTGTTCATGCCGCCGAACGGGAAGGGCGAATAGAATTTAGCCCCTGGGGGCAACCCCATAGCTTCTTGGGCCTTAGCCGACATATCTCTAGGCTGAGAGGCCATTACTGCGCTCCTTTTTGAGCGCGTTCATCGAACACAACAGTTCCGTCGGGAAGAACCAACTGGTCCTTCTCATTCCAACTCGGCGCCTTCGCGGGGTCGGCCCACTGACTCTCATTGGAGAACGAGTTATGGTACGGAGTCTTCCAATAGTCAGGGTAGTGCAGCCGACCATCATTAGGGTTCACGGCATTTTTCGCTCTGGGGTCGCCAGACGCCATCGCTTTGTAGAACCCTCGCATGTCGTAGTCGTTTAGCTTCTGCTGAAAATCAAAAGGTACTTTGTTCTTCTGAACCCAAGCGCGAAAAGCCAATTCTTGCGACGGGTCTAACTGCGTATTGTAACTGTTCTCACCGGGCTTCAACCAAGCGCTATTACGCTGAAAAGCCTGCTGCGCCGGATCGACCGGAGCTTGCGCCGTCGGAGCAGCTTGAGCGGGTGCAGTCGGCGCAGCCGCTGTCGGTGCGACAACGGGCGCTTGAGAGGTCGCTGCCGGTTGAGGCGGAGCGGCCCAAGGCGGCGGATAGGCCATCGGGTTCGACAGGCTCGCCATCAGGCGTTCTCAGCCGCTATCTTGTTGGCGACGTATTCCTGCTCTTTGGCGAACGCACCGTGATGCTCGGCCTGCGCCTTGCCGATAGATTCGATGCGGCTCTCGACGCTCTTGGCGAAGATGTCGGCGCCCTTGGCATTCCGATCCGCGACAGCGATGAACGTCTCCAAGATCAGCTTCAGTTGATGCGTCGAGACGTTGATTGACGGGCGAGACGTATCGACGCCCGACAGCATGTTGCGCGCCGAGGAGAGCGTCGACCAGATTTCATCGTGGAGCGGGCGAGCCATGCGTCACCTACGGGAAGGTCGGATAGTAGGACTTCGTCTTACCGCGATCCACACTGACGCGCGCGATCCCGAGCGAACTGGCGAACGCCTGCTCCATCTCCTGCGCCTGCGCATAGCGACCTGACGACATAAACGCCATCTTGGCAGCGACGAACTTCACGCCTTTGCGGAATTCGCGCGGGATCGCCTCGAAATCATCATTCTCATAGATCGGTTTCGGTAGTGCGAACACGTCGGCCTCGATGTCACCGGCTTGGCTCGGGATCGGAAACATCCACAGTTCGCCAAGCGAGCCGTCGCCGAACACGCTCCAGACGCTCGGGAAAGACGTGTTGAGCACCGCGTAAGCACGGCAATACGCCTGAAATTCATCCCATGGCATCCAGTCGAGCGTCGGTCGGTTGACGCCACCCCAGTTCACGCTGAGCGCTATCGTGTCGATCACACGATCGCAGCCGGCGTGCTGCGCCTGAAGCACGGGGTTGAAAAACCCGACGTAAGGGTAGCGTTCGAGACCTGCGATCGTCTGCATATTGAGTGTGACTGTGGCCCCAGACGCCGCGCCGCCGGCCTGCGCATAGGCGTTACTGTAGGCGTCGCTGAAAGCCCCGCCGGCAGCGCCTTGGTTGTCAACGGCGTCGGGTATGGCCCCAGGCTGCATCCCACCGGGGATAGCGAAACCTGGCTGCGCCGAAGCGCCAAACGCCGACTGGCCGGTGATGAGCCGGCGGATGCAGCCTGTCCGCATGACGAGTTCGTCACGCCCGGTGTTGATCCATCTGAGAAGTTGGTTCTTCGACGTGAACGAAAAATTAGGGTCGTTCAGCAGAATCGAGGAGTCGTTGACATATTCCGCAAGAGCCATGACCCTGTCCTATACGAAAAACCCACGCCCAGATAGGCGCGGGCGTCACTCGCAGGCGCAGAATACGATCAGATCTGCTGGATGTAGACCGAGGCGTTCTGACCGCCCATCGTCGCGGTAAGCGCGGCGGTCGCGGTAATCAAAATGCCGGAGGTCTGCATGACGATCGTCGGCGTCGAGGTGTAGATGCCACCGAAGAGAACATTCTGGCCCGTTGCCGTGATGCCGCCCGCCGTCACAGCGCCGATAATCTGTGCTGGCGCCGTAGCGACGAGGCCCGACTGAGTGGACGAGTTTGTGTAGGCCGGCGCGGTCGAGGGAAAATTGTCATAGGCCGTGATATACGGCGCGGTCGTCCAGCCCGTGCCGGCCGTCGTCACCGCATAGGCCGTGATGCTCCAGCACATGATCGTCGTCGCCGCTGCGCTCGAACCGCCGCCACCCGCAAACGCCAGAGTCGGAAGCGTCGTCAAACCGCCCTGCCCGTGGTCGACGCAAAGAACCGCCGTCACCGTGCCGGCCCCAGTCGTCGTCGCGACCGCCGCTGCATTATAGCCGTAGGCGATGCTGTTCAGACCCTCGCGAGGGTCGTTGACGAACGTGATGGTCGGAGGCTGCGAATAGCCGGCGCCCTGATTCGTGACCGTGACGGTCGACACCGTGTTGCTCGAAAGCGTGGCATAGCCCGTCGCCTGCACGCCGCCGAAAGCTGGGGCTGAGAACAACACCATCGGCGGGTAGGTGTAGGAGAGGCCGGCGTTCGTAACCGTGACGGAAGTCGAGACCGCACCGCCGATAACCGCTCGCCAGATCGAACCGCCCGCCGAAGCCGTGACCGTCGGAGGGGACGTGTAGCCCGTGCCGCCGTTGGTCAGAAGCGCGCCCACCGCCGCACCAGTCTGATTGGCGATCCGATAATTGACGCCGTCCGAGAAAACCAGTTGTGTGCCGCCAATATTTCCGTAACCGCCGCCAATTTTTGTCCACGCTTGCATGACGGGGTCGAAATACTGAACACAAGAATAGTAACCTGGATGAACCTGATAGACGGCATCCTGGGGGCCGAGCAGCATCGTCTCTCCCGGCGCGAGAGTGACGCGGTTCGCTGTCGCCGACAGCGAACCCGCGCTACGGGTGTTCCAGAGCGGCATCGTCGTCTCCGATCAGAGCTGCATCACGTAGGCGCGATCGTTCAGGCCGCCCATCGAAACGGTGACGACCGGAGCCGTAGTGACGACCGAACCGTTGGCGAGCACAATCGCGACCGGCGCGGTCGTATAGATGCCGCCGTCGATATATCGCGGTGTGGTCACGGTGATCGCGTTGGCCGTGACGGTGCCGACGATATAGGCCGGGCGCTGGCGCACGAGGCCCCAGTTGTAGGACGCCGTGCCGTACTGGGTCGACGGATTGAGATAGGCTGCCGCCGTGGTGCTCGGGATGTCGATCGCGGTGATGACCGCGTTGGCGCCGGACAGACCCGCGCCGGCCGTGCCGACCGCGAATGCCGTGATCGACCAGCACATGATCGCCGTCGCAGCGCCCGAGCCGGACGAGAAGGACAGCGTCGGGACGGCGGTGAGCGTCGTGCCGTGATCGAGGCAGACGAGACCCGTGATCGTGCCGGAACCCGTGAGCACGCAGACCGCCGTCGCGTTGTAGCCCTGCGAGACGGCGTTGACGCCTTCGCGCGGATCGGGAACGATCGTGATCGTCGGCGCCGTGACGTAGCCGGCGCCCTGATCGACGACAACAACCGAAGCGACCGTCGAGCCCGAAAGTGTCGCGTAGCCCGTCGCCTGGATGCCCGTGCCGGCCGCCGGGGCGGAGAACTGGACAATCGGCGGGTAGGTGTAGCCCGTGCCGGCGTTGGAGATCGTGACGGTCGTCGAAACCGCGCCGCCGACAAAAGCCTTCCAGATCGAGCCGCCCGCGCTGGCCGTGACCGTCGGCGCAGTGGTGTAGGCCGAACCCGCCGTGGTGAGCAGAGCGCCGACCGCGCAACCCGTCTGGTTCGCGACGCGATAGTTGACGCCGTCCGACATGACGAATTCAGCGCCGCCGCCGTTCACGCCGCCGCCGACCGTGCGCCAGATGCCGCTGATCGGGTCGAGCTGCTGAATCGAAGAGTAGAGACCGCAACGCACCATATACGCGCCGGCCGGCGACAGCATCTGCACCTGACCGGGCGGCAGATCGATGAAGTTGTTCGGTGTACCCTTGAGAGTGAGGGCGACACCGACGCCGCTGAAACCGCTGAGACCAGCCATGTCGAATTCTCCTTAAAGGACCGCCGGTTGAGTCCCCGGAACGTTGGGCCACGCGGCCCCGGTGATGTTCGTGATCTGCGCGCCGCTCGAAGGCTTGGCGCAGACGAGATCGGCGGCGGAGATCAGCACGCCGACGTCGCTGAGCTGGCCGACGGCGATCTGGCTCTCGAAGCCGGAGAAGGTCATCGGCGCGTATTCGCTCATGTAGAGGCCGGTGTAACGGCTGTTGATGGCGAACGCCTGGCCCAGCGGGCAGAACGGGTCGGGGAAGATCGGTGTGTCGAGCACGCGGATGGCGCGGAAGCCCGTGTTGACGACGTCGTCCTTGTTGTAGATCGAGTTCGGCCGCGTCATGAACATTTCGAGCGACTGGAAATCGCTCATCAGTTCCGCCCAGTTGGCGGGGTTCATCACGACATAGTCGGGAGCCTCGCCGCCGGCGCCGGCCTGGATGCGTGTCAGGATCTGCGCCATGCCGACGCGCGTGACCGCCGCCGCGCCGGTGTTGTTGATAAGCTGGCCGGACCAGAAGCTGCCGGGCGTCCTGGTGATTCCGCCGTAGGACGGGACGTTCGTGCCGTCGTCGTAAGCCATCGACAGCGAATCCCACGCCTGCGGGTTGGCGACGTTATTGGCGTAGAGCGACTGCGCGAAAGCCTGCTTGATGACCACGGCGGCATCGGACATGACGGCCCGCAGCTTCGGGATCACCACCTCGGAGGACTGGATAATCGCCTCCATGCCGAAGAAGCCGATCGGAACCATGCCGAGCTTGAGGCTGAACTGAGCGTTCTGAATGGCCGTCTGATCGGTCGGCATCGGAAAGTCGCCGGTGAACGAGCCCCAATTGAAGGCCACGAAGCTGGAGCCCTGCACCGGGACGGTGATCTGGGAGACGCCGCCTCGGGCCGCCTTGGACTGACTCATGAAGAGCGACAAAAGAGGGTGCGACTGGTAAATTTGAACGAAAAGTGAGGGCAAAAAAGCGCGCCGGGTGATCGCCGCAAGTTGGGCGCCGAGAGCGCCTCCGGGCGTGATTCCGCTTCCCGTCAATGTCGAAACCGGGCTGGTAGGATAGGCCATCAAACGGCTCCGTTAATCATGGTTCGCGCTCAGCGACCGAAGGTTTCAGCGACGTAAGCGTCCGGGTCTGATGCGAAAATTGAAAGCTGGTTGTCCATATATTCCTGCGGATCGCGATGAAGTTCGGCAAAGGCCTCGTCGAACTTCTTGGCGCCGAATAGATTCATCGACTGCGGCTTCCACGAAGGCCCGGCGACCGGCGCGGGCGGCGTCTTGCTGGCGACCCACGCGGCGGCGGCGTCGGCGTCGGAATAGTTGCCCGTTTCCTTCATGCGGGCGACCATCTTGTCAAAGCCCTCTTCGGTCAGATTGTAGTTCTTGCGCGCGGAGGTCAGAGCCTCGTCGAGCGAGCGCTTCATGCTCGTCTCTTCGCGCTCCTTGCGCTCGGCGGCACGCTCTTCCTCGATCTTTTCCAGCTTCTTCGCCAGCGCGGCGTTCTCGGCACGCAGCGGATTGATAACCGGGGCGAAGACGTCTTCGTTCGTCTTGGCGTCAGGGAACTTCGCCTTGACCTTCTTCTGAAGCGCAGTCCCGAACTCGGGATCGTTCCACGATTCCTCAAGAATCGCGAGCGCGCGGATCTGAGCTTCTGTCGCCTCGGCCACGGTTTACTTGCTCCCCGTGCCGGAAGCGGACTTGCCGACGTGCTCGATATTTTTCGGGCCGTCGCTGACGGTCTTGGGCAAGCCGCTCGGGCGCGCGCCGATGCCCATCGTCGGGAAGGTCGTGTAGACCATCATCGATTCGTCTTTCTTGACCTCAGCGGTGTACGCCTTGGGAAAACGACTGGACATCTTGATCTCCTACATAGCCGGCGGAGGCGGAGCGCCTGCGCCAGGAGGGGGTGGAGCGCCGCCCGCTCCGCCGCCGGGCATCATGCCGGCTTGCGGGGGAGCGCCTTGCATCTTCGCATTCCGCAGCATTTCGAGAAGCTGCTGAATCTGCTGGCCGCCGCCACCTTCGCCGCCCTTATCGCCAAGGTGCTTCGTGATGGACGAGACGGCCTTCATCAGATCGGTGTGAAGTTCCGACCCCATCGGGATCATCGGGAGAGCCGCCTGAAGCGCCTCAAGTCCCAGCTTCACCTTCGCCATGCCTTGCGACGCCGAACCGGCGAGAGGCCCGCCAGCCGTTACGGGTCCGGTTCCGCCGCCACCCGGAGGTGGGGGAGCGCCTTGACCGCCAGGTGCTGGCATCGGAAGCGGCATCAAAATCCTTTGTGAAAAACCGGAAGCCCGAAGGCTCCCGGCCTCCAGACCGAAGTCTTACTTGCGGCCCTTACGGCCCTTGTGGCGGCGCTGACGAGCAACCATAGGAAGTCTCCTTTTCCGAAGAAGGTGAGTCTAGTCTCAACCCTACGTTTCTACGAATACGCTGGAAAAGAACAACGTGTCAATATAGGGTTTGAAAAAGCCCAACGATCAGCATATGATAGGATCGGATGACATGCTCGTTCGCCTGTCTAAACCATTCGATAGGATCGGATGACATGAGAATACCCCGTAAGGACTTGAAGCAGTTCGTCCGAGGCTTGACGAACCAATGCCTGTCCTCGCGGGACAATCGGGCAAACAGGGGCCAACTGTTCCAAAGCTATTATTCTTCAGGGAGTTCCGACCCGTCGAACCCCGCCATGTATAACAAGACGTTCGCCTCAATCGACGATCTGGAATCGCTGCTCTACTCGCCGGTGTCGCTGCGTTTCCACATCGGAGATCCTGATATTCCGAACGTCGTCAACGAGGCGAAGGGTCGCGCGGCGGCGGCCAGGATCAGGCAGCACTGCCGGCAGAGCGACGCCGACTCCATGATCTCGCAGGCGGTGTGCTCGGGGCTGGTCGAAGGGATCGGCATCATAAAGATGCTCTACAAGCGCGGCGCCTTTCTGCCGACGCTGGTGCCGCCGACGGAGTTCGGCGTCTATCGCGAAAACCACACGAAGCTCGATCCCGACATGGAGGCGTTCGTCCACACGACGCAGATCACGCAGCACCAGTTCCTGCGGCTGATCGCCGGGCGACCGGATGAGGTGGAACTGGCTCGGAAGTCGAAAAAATACGTCAAGGAGGCGACCGGCGGGCTGAACGACACGCGCGGCTCGGCGATGAACATCGTCGTCGGCGGGCTCTATCCGCTCCAGGCCGCCGGTGGCGGCGTCTCGCAGACGCGCGGCATCGTCGACTGGATGTCGTCACCCCGGCCCGAGATGTCGCCCGAGGTCGAGCACTCGCTGATGGATTTGGATGAATTGTGGGTGTGGGACGACGAGCGCGAAGACTGGACGACCTTCTCGACGATCGGCGACGACATCTTCCTGATGGGCCGCTACTCGCTCCAGAACGCGCTGGCCTACGACACCGAAAAGAAGATGTCGGCTCCACACCTGAAGGGCGTACATCCGTTCAACACGTTCTGCCCGAACCCGGTGCCGTGGTACTTCTGGGGAATGAGCGAGATCGCACGGCTAATGATGCTGCAAGAAGCGATCAATAGCCGGATCGTCGGCATCAACAAAATGCTGAGAAAAGAGGAAGAGCCGTCAACCAAGTTCATCGGCGGCACCGGCGTCAACCAACTGGCGCTGTCGCGGTTCAACAAGCCGGCGGGCTACTACGTGGAGTCGTCTCCGCAAGCCAAGATCGAACGCGATCTTGTCACGATCCCGCAAGACATCTGGAATTCGCTGCACGAATACGAGCGGATGTTCGACGACCTCATGGGGATTCCGCCGACCGCGAAGGGTCACGGCGAAAAAGGTGTGCGCTCAGCCAATCATGCGGAGGCGTTGGTGCGAATGTTCTCGCCACGCTTCAAGGATCGGGCGCTGCTGACGCAGCGCGACGTCGAATCGTTCGGCGGCTTCATGCTCGATATGTCGCGAGCCCACGACGCCAAGAAGATGTGCGCCTGGGTCGAGAAGTCGGCTGCTGGCGTCGAAGGCGACGAAGAGGTGCTGAAGTTCGCCGTGCCGCCGGCCGAAGGCATGGTCCCGGTGCTGTTCGGATTCGACGATCTGTCCGATGACCTGACGCTGACGGTCAACTCGCACTCGTCGTCGCCCGCCTTCGCGCAGGACCACAAGTCACTGGTGTTCGACTTGGTCAAGATCGGCGGCATGTCGCCGGCCGATGCGCTCGACGAACTCGACGTCACCGATCCCGAGGCGCTCCAGATGGGTGTCACGCGGCGCGACATCGCGAAGGCCAAGGCGCAGCAAGCGGCCGAGCAGGCTAAGCTTCAGGCTCACGGCGGGAAGAAGTGACCTAGTTCCGTTTCCCACGATAGGCGTCGTTCGCGACCTGGATCGTCGCTGGCCGCTGCTTCGGCAGCACCTGGTTCGGTGCAATCGACATATCACGCATCCCGCCTGCGATGGCGCGCTGGCCGAGCGCCTGCATCCGCTTCTGCAACCGCGTCGTCGACTGACCCGTGCCGAGCGCAGCCGCGCCACCCGAGAAGAAATTATCGGCGGCGTTCTGCATCGGGACCGGCAGCTTCGGCGCCATGCTCTCGCCCTGCCGAATGCCGTCGCGCAGGTCCGTCAGCTTGTGGTCCTGCATGACGATCTCGGCGGTCCTGTCCACCGCCTGCACCTTGATGTTGTTGCCGATCTGCGCCGGCGCCTGCCCGGACGTCAGCATCGCCGTCAGGTTGGCGACCTGCTTCTGGAGATCGACCAGCGCTCGGCGATCCGCACAGTATTTGTTCGGACACGGCGGGTCTTTGAGCGGCTCGGCCTTGAAGGTCTGCGCCCAAATGTGTTCGCAGATTGGACACTGGAAAGTGATGCGTTTGCGGGACGGTTGCATGAAACCCTCCTCGGTCCATGTCGCTTCGATGACTTGCGGTTCGTCACTCATGCGCGTTTCTTCGGAACGAAAATCGGTTCCTCGAACCGACGATAGCCGAGCGGCTCAAAGTCGATCTTCTGGCCGCCGCCATTGCGAACCGCCCAGAAACCGACCGGCTGGAAACGCCCGGAGCGATATTCGCGCGTCACGCGCCACACCGCGATATATTCCGTCGCGCCGTCCGGCGTCAACCAGACCGGCTCCCCGGTGAACGGGTAGGGTCTTCCTCGCATTTTACAGAAGTCGGGCACTTCCAGCCACTCGACCGACGTCGAAGGAGGTTCGACGATCGCCGGACTCTCATCCGTCGCCGGCTCTTCGCCGAACAACCCGACGTCGGGCGTCTTGACGTGAACGCCCTGCGGCGCTTTGAACTCGGGGTGCTTCGCCATCACTTGATCTCCTTACTCTCCGCCGCGAGGTCTATCTGAAGATAGACCGTCCCCGCCAGAAGAGAATGCCTGTAGCCGGTGTCTGCGGCTGAGCGCGTGCAAATGTCATCGTTGCCGTAAATTGCTGACAGCGCGATAGCTTTTAGTGCGCCAGATCGTGCGTCTCCAAGAAGCTCTTCCATAAGAGATACGACGTCCGGGTTGGCGCCGTTCTCGTCTGGGACGGCAACACCGCGAATGCCAACCACGTTCGCCATCATTCGCTCCATTCGAACCGGACGGTTCTTTCCTGCGGCGCATCGGCGCCAGCCTGTTCGATCAGCACGTTTAGCACCTGAAGAGGCTTCGGGTAGTATTTGCTCGGGAAGAACCCGTA